CACAAACTTTTAGGTTAATTAGAATGAGCCAAGTGCTCGGTGAGAGAAAGAGATTGTTATAGACTGGTGAAACCAAGTCAGGGAAAGAGAGTCCCTGATACAACACGAAAGGTAGGTAGTTATCGTGGAAAACGATACGCCTCAAGAAATACCGCAAGACAATAACGAGACAATGCACGAAGTTATAGTTAGTCAGTTAGAATCTATTCGTTCTGATACGCGTAGAAATACTACCATTGAATTAACTGGTAATTTCCGTAATACTTTAGTTAAGGTTCTAGAGACTGAAGTAAGTGAACACAGCATGACTAAGGACACAGCAAACCGCATTTTTCAAGAAGTGGGTAGTGAATTAGGTTACGCTTGGGATAAGTTATTCCCTACCATGTACGAAGTCGAAGTCTCCTACAATTGGGACGTTCTTTTTGAGGTAACACTTGAAGCAGACGACGATGACGATGCAATCCAGCAGGTTCGTGACCAAATCGAGATGAATAGTGCAAGCGTTAATATTACTTGCGGTATTAGTGGCTGGTGCGGTGACGTAAATGATGTTGAGTTAGGTTACCATTTCGATATCGCCGATGAATTGACCTTTACTGCTACGGAAGTAGAGTAAAACAGGCTTGCTAGGAGTTTTGGACTTAGTTGTTCCTAGCAAATGAGGGTAGGTAGGGTTTCTGTCCCCTACCTACTCGCCTTTCGGGGAGTGTAGGGCATAGGTTTCGTTGTTGGTCCTGTGCCTTACACTCTTAATAAAACTAATATTAGCCCGCTACAAAAAGGAGTACTAAAATGGGTCTAGATATGTATTTAAGTGCAAGAGAATATGTAAGTCGTAACGATTATAAAGACGGTCAAGCCATTGAAAACCAGAAGTTTTCTAATGTTATCAACGTTCTTGACTTTAATCACAAGGTTGAGCCTAACGGTTGGTCGGGTTTAACCATTGAACTACCTGTTGGGTACTGGCGCAAAGCCAATCACATCCACAATTGGTTCGTAAAAGAACTGGCAGACGGTGTAGACGAGTGCCAGCCTATTGGTGTACCGCTATATAAACTACAAGAACTGCGTGATATATGCCAAAATGTAATAGAAAACCCTGAAAAGGCTGAGGAATTACTACCTACACAGTCAGGTTTCTTTTTCGGGGGTACGGATTATGATGAATACTACTACGGAAGTCTAGTAGAGACCATTGAAATCCTAGATAGAGCCCTTAATAGTGGTTCTGAAGCCTTCCTCTACCAAGCCTCTTGGTAAATCAAGTCCTTAACAGCCCTGCTAGCAATCTGCTAGCAGGGCTGTTTTGTTTGTGTTGGCTGTATATTGCTGCTAAACGGCTTGAATGTGCTGCTAGCGCAGCATCAGCAATATACAGCCAACACAAACAAGGTTAATTAGAGTGCGTCAAGTCTACGGTGAAGAGAGAGCCATAGTGTAGACTACGCCAGTGGAGAGAGAGATAGTAATAAGCCTGTTTAGGCTACTGTAATGAGAGAGAGAGCCTGTGACTGCTCGCGTGACCAGACGAGAGACTACTGGTCGCAGAGAGATATATGATAACAGGCAGGGGCAAGAGAGAGAGAGTCCTACACTATACTCTTATCTATTCTTTTATATGATTGGTGGTGGAATTAGTAAAACCCCGATTATTTTTCTAGGCGCGCGCTATTGACTATTCGTTAGAAGTATGATATAAGCCTTATTATTTTGCTTAGGTTAATTAGAATGAGCGAGGTTGTCGGTCTGTCAGTTTAATGTGTTATATTTTATTTATCAGGTTGTTGCAAGGAGCAACAGCCACTAACGAAAGGAAGTGGCGCATATGACTATTGCGCTATTCGTAGAAAGCCCAAATAATGACGGCTTAGGTTTGGAACAGACACTAATTGTACCTAATCCTACTGCCAATAAAGTAGATGTATATCACCGAGTATCAACAGGTAGTCGTGGTCGTGCAGATGCTTGGAAACCTGTATCAGATAGTCTCGTGCTACCTAGTACAGAAGTAATATTCAAGCCAGTTGCTATTCGTCTTACTGCTAATGATGAAGTTGCTATTCAATATGGCAAGATTACACCTATTGCTATCAAGGCTATTACTGCACATACAGATAATATGAATCCTCTTTCTAACAAGGACGAGGATAACCATGCGGTAGTAGTAGCAGGCTTAGTAGATGCTCTTGAACGTGGCGATAATATCAATCTTGCTACCTATCTTGTAGATAAGCGTATGACTAATAAGACTATTAGCCTTACCCCGATTTCCGATTCTGTGCAGGAGTCAGTAGAACCTACACCAGTAGTATCTACTAATCAGCCTGTTACAGTAAGAGAACCAGTATTTGCAGGTTCCGCACCAATAATGGACTTGGCAAGTGTTCCAGATATCAAGTGGTCACAGGAATATATTCATCGTAAAGTAGCAGGCTTAACAGAGTTTGACGTATTCGATACTGCTATGCGCGAGCACCAGAATGTACTAATCAAAGGTCATGCAGGTTCAGGCAAAACTATGTCAGTCATGGCATACGCATCTGCGCGTGGACTTCGTTACTACAACGTATCTAACCACATTGGAGTAGAACCAAGCCAGTTATTCGGTAAGCATAACCCTACATCTGACGGTCACTTTTGCTGGCAGGACGGTGCAGTAACAGACTTGGTACGCAACGGTGGAGTGTTACTTCTTAATGAGGTGAACTTTATGCCAGAGCGCGTAAGCACAGTACTGTTCAGCCTGTTAGATGATAGGCGCGAGATTCAATTAATGGACAAGGACGGCGAGGTTATCAAGGCTCATAAGGACTTGCTCATCATCGCAGATATGAACCCTACCTATCGTGGTACTCGTGAACTTAACGAAGCATTTAGTGACCGTTTCGCTCACCAGTTGTACTTCCCATACGATGCGGATATCGAAAAGGAACTAATCCCTAACAAGGCTATTAGAGAAATGGCTGGGCAGTTGCGTGACCGTTTCGAGCAGGACGAGATTAGTACACCTATCTCTACTCGCTCACTGGTAGCGTTCCAGAAAAACATTAATAACTTAGGTATTGATTACGCGATGTACTCATACGTCAATACTTTCCCAATGGCGGAACAAGCACCTATCCAGTTAGTAGTGGATACTTACAAGGCTAACATCGAACAATTAGTGAAAGGATAATTACAATGGCTCGTAGAACATCTAAAGTACGTCCCAATGCTCTTAGGGATTTGTCTGCAAACTATTGGGAGTTACATCAGCACCCAGAGTTTAGTAACGATATGTCGTGGGAACAACGTGATGAACTGTCACGCGAAATATCCCAAAACAAACAAAAGCGCGCGCAAAGGTTTGATGCTATTGCTGGTGTATATCAGACTGCCGATAGTATTCTTACTAACTCTAAAGTATCTGTGCGTATTGCTACGTTCGGTGCGCTTGAAAAAGGTAATGATAACCCTGCTTGGAGTGACGGAACTAATATCTATCTTAATGATAGAGTACTAAAAGACATTGATGATAAAACTATTATTAGTCTTAACGGTATTAACTATCATGAGGTCGCTCACCTACTGTGGACTCCACGCGCAGGTAGCGAAGTAGTTAAGCAATTAATGGAAAAGGGATTAGTTAAGGCTTGGAATATCCTAGAGGACCAACGGATTGAAACTCTAATGGTCGAACGGTTCCCTAGCACTACAATATCGCTAACGTCTAGTGCTCTTACTTATATACTTAGTAATGCGAATGACAAAGTACTACCTACCCTGTTTCCATTAATGACTGGTCGTAAGTACTTGCCTATTGATATTCGTCAGACACTAGCAGACAAGTTTATTAATAAGTTTGGTGCTACTTTGGCTAATCAGATATCAGATATTGTTAGCGAGTACCGATTCCTTATCCTTAGCACTAAGTCAGACGGTAAGCGCGCTGTCGAACTGGTCGAACAGTTTGCAGACCTGCTTAATCTAAAGCGTGACGATGATAACGGTTACAACAATGGCAACGGTAGTGACGGTGGCATTGATGATATACACGTCCCAAACGGTACTTGCGGTGAACGTAAGCCTATGAAAAATGGTCGTACCGAGAGTGTTAAGTCGCAGACTAAAACGTCTGAGAACGCACAGGGTAAGGACGGCGAGCAAGAGCAGTTAGTAGAACAGTCAGGTGATAACAGTACTGATAAGTCTAACGGTAACTCTACTAACAATGCTGGTAGTAGTGGTACAGGTGGTAATGCCAAGTCTGATAACGAGACACAGGCTAATCCATTAGATGAACACTTAGTCAATATGATTAACGAAGCGATTGATAATGTGATGAAATCTGCACAGGCTAAACAAGATGTGCGACAAGTGCGTCAGGCTATCAAGCAGTCAGATACTAGGTTCAACAACGTAGGCAAGACTTCCTACAAGAGCCACAATTTATCAGGTGACGAGCGCGCTAACGCGCGTGCGTTTGGTAATGAGTTAATTAAGTTACAGATTGATAATGACCCTGCTTGGCATAGAGAACTACCTAGTGGCAAGTTAAATATTCAACGGACTATGAACATGGATATTAATAATCTTAATAGATTATTTGACCGTTGGGACAATGGTAACGAAGCGTTTGATATTGAAGCAGTTATTCTAATAGATAACTCTGGCAGTATGGACGGTCAGATGCCAGATGCTTGTCGCTCTGCTTGGACTATCAAGAAAGCATTAGAAACTATTGATGCTAAAGTAACAGTCTATGTATTCGATGATGAAACTAAGTTGCTGTACTCTGCCGATGAAAAGGCAAACGGTCAGGAGTTTAGATTCGTTGGTGCAGGTGGTTCTACTAATCCTATTGAGGGCTTGCGTGAAGCAGAAAGTATATTCAAGGCTACAAAACGCAAAACTAAACTGTTGTTCGTTGTAACTGACGGCGAGTGGTACAACGAGGACGAGTGTAATAAAACAATTACTAATATCAATTCTATTAAAGGTACTATTAGTAATCTAGTTTATATTACTAATGGATACCAGTCTAATAGATTAGACAAAGATGAATTAAAGAAGTCAATGCAACGGTGGCTACATAACTGCCATGCAATTACTTTGATTAATCGTCCTAAGGATATTGTGAACGTAGCGCGTGACGTGGTACGCTCACTATCCAACAGGTAACAAACGTGGCGGTACGGATAGGTCTTTCCTTCCTTTCTGACTATCCGTACCGTCACTCTATACAATTAAGGATTATATTATTATGGGAACAATGAAAGAAATTAGTTTGGAGTTAGATATGTTAATGGAGGAATTACCAGAACGTGTGACTGCTATGAAGGCTGTTACTTATGATGTACGAATTGTGCTAGAGGATTTATTTGACGCGGGCTATTTGCCTGACGAGATTGACAAAGAATTAATTATGGAATATATTTACAACAAGTGTGTTGATGATATCAATGACTTGCCAGACAAGTATGTACTACTAGTAGATGAAACAGGTGAACAAGTTGGCTAAGAAAAAGATTGGATTCACTTCCGATGAACAGTTTGTGTTGGACGGTTCGTACGAAGTCTCTGATAACGAACAAGAAATTATACCGTTATATGTTGATACTGATGATTACTCAGATGATGAAAGCGAGGGCTACGCCTAATGAAAACCAAACCTGATATTGATATTGATATTGCTATTCATAAAACAGGATATGTAATAACAGAACGTAAGCACCATTTTAAGCGAACAAACTACAAAGGGGAAGTAACCGATTTGTATGACGGTGACGCACGCTATGTTGTATGGAACGTGGAGAGCGCAGAAAAGCCTAAGGTGTTCGTTGTGGCTAGTTATTTGCCTACCCTAATCAAGTGGCTAGACAACCAGTATGACAAGGGAAGCATTAGATACCGTAACAGTATCAACCACACCTACCTAAACGACTGCGAGAGCAGAGTATCTCTTGCAGAAAAGAATATTAAAATAATTAACAATAGGAGTAAATAATGCAATACGAGGTAACCCAAATAATTAGTTATTTAGTTACGGCGGAAACGCCAGAGGAAGCCATGCGTAAGTGGAATGACAATCCACGAACGGGAGTTATTGAGTGGCAGGATAATGACATAGAACTTTATGATGAAAGCGTAGAGGTAAATTAATATGTATGTAATTAGTTTAGATGTAGAAGCAGAACATTTAGAAGAAGTACTAAAACAATTATCTAATTTAGAAAAACAAGGTATCTGTGAAGTACGCAATATCTTTGATGAAGAAGAAGGGGAACTAGAGAACTAATGGAAATAATAGTAACTTGTAGTTGTCTTTGCGACTGCATTGAGGATACAAAAGACATTGATACTTATCTATGTACTGATTGCAAACAAGGAGAGCACCCAAATGATTAAGCACCTAAAGGATTACACAGAACAGGAACTATTGAATACTACCTGCTGTATGTGTGACAACAGTATGGCAGAGTACGCTTGCCAGAACTCTATGCAGGACAATGAAGCGTACTGTGTGGAGTGCTGTCTATTTTCCTGCTGTGTTGATGAATACACAGGGTACGAGCCTGAAAGTCAAGGCGAGCGCGCGGTAGAGTGGGTCGCGCACAATTACGAGAGAGAAATAGTAAAAGAACTATAATGAGTATGAGTTATATATGCGGTGTCTGCTACAAAGCAGAGACTCCAGACCTAAACCAACCTTGCAAAACCTGCCAAGAGAGAGATAATAAATAATGCCAAAATACATATTAGAACTTACCCAGACTACCGTTTGGGAAGTAGAAGTAGAAGCAAGTAGCGATGCAGAAGCCTTAGAATTAACTAAGGACTGGGGTCGTGATGAATTAGATGATAATGAGATTACCAATAATATTTGGGAAACAATAGTATGGGAGAAAAAATAATGCAACATCACTTTGTAGTTAAATACGATACAGATACAGACCTATGGAAATTAGATATTGATACCCAGAGCGCGGTGTTCAATAATGGTAATACATATGACCCAGCAGACTACCTAGAGTTTAATGGGTGGTCAGACCAAGAAGGCTCGCGCTTAGTAGAAGATGTGCTTGCTGTCTATTTAGATAGTATTAACAAAGGTAATTTTATTATTAAAGAGAGAGAGAACTAATATGTATATTTGGGCAGTAGTTAATGATGAAGAGGGTACGGACGGTGTACCAGCCTTGTTTCTTGATGAGAGCAAGGCAGAGGACTATGCGTTTGAGTTGAACGGTAACAACGTAGATATTGAAACCTACATTGTTGTAATGGCAGAAGTACAGGAGTAAAACTATGCAAACCTTTTTACCTTATCCAGACTTTGCTCACTCTGCCTACGCGCTTGATTACAAGCGTTTAGGTAAGCAGAGAGTAGAAACTAAACAGATATTAAATGCTCTAGACGGATTGAGCAAGGGGTGGACTAATCACCCAGCGACTAAGATGTGGCGCGGTCACAGGGGCTCTCTGGCGCAATATGGGGTAATCATTTGCAAGGAGTGGAGAGATAGAGGGTACAAAGATACCCTGCTACCAGAGTTTATTGACCGTACTTATGACTATTTAGATACTTGTCCAGACGAGTTCACTTTACCAAGTTTCATAGGCAACGAGCATTTGCACCTATCGCACCAAAGTAATCTAATTAGAAAGAACCCTATTTTTTATATTCCTGTATTTGGAGATGTCCCAGACGATTTGCCTTATGTATGGTTGGGGGACGATAATGAATAATAGTTTGTGTTGGTTAAGCCCGAAGGCGGTTAAAAGTAATGAATAAAGATGTATCAGAGTGGCTCACAGTTGGGGTAGAAAATGGCTGGATATCCATGCCATATTGCGTAACCCACGATGGTTCACCATACGATAACGAAGAAGAAGTTGCTGATTGGGAAAACGGTAACGACCCTTGCCATGTTGTAGTAAGACTAGTAAATGAAAACCGATTGTGAGAGAGATAATGAATAGAGAGAGAAGCATAAAAGACTTGCCGTTTGTAGAGTTGCCAAACGTACCACGTTCGTTCATAAATGCTGTGTGGAAAGTTGGGGACGAGTGCACCAATATGTTAATAAAGAAACAAAACGATTATGGTCCTAAAAATATAAGTAACGCACCAGGGGGTCCGTTAAATGGTCTGCGCGTCCGTATATTTGATAAGGTCTCTCGTATTAATAACCTATTAGATACAGGAGTTACTCCTGAAAATGAGTCGCTGCGGGATTCTTTCGTAGATTTAGCAAACTATGCTTTAATTGCATTAATGGTAATAGACGGTAACTGGGATTCAAGTGCAGGTGGTCTAGATAAACTTGTATAGATTAGAACTAGGTGCTGTAATTAGGGATAAGCGCGAATCACAAGGTAAGAGTATTAGGCAGTTATCTAGCGAGATACCTATCTCACTAGGATACCTAAGCGAAGTTGAGCGGGGTGTTAAAGAGGTCTCATCAGATATGTTAGAGAGTATTTGCTCTAGCCTAAACTTATCAATACCAGATTTATTATTAGAAATTGGAAATAATATGAAAGTGAGAGAGTTAATTTAATGGCAAATAAACATATTACTAACCCATGTTTTGGTTCTGGTATGGACGCTACGCAAGATGATAGCCTTCAGTGGATTGACCCACGAACCAATTCAATTAAGACTCCTTGCCCATTGTGTAATCAGTTGGTTAGCATTGGTAAGGCAAATAAAAAACTACGTTCGCATAATAATGTAAAAGAGAGAGAGATAGAGAGAGATGAAGAAGAGAGTACTTTTAGTTCTGACAGTTGAGGACGGGTATGATAGCGATACCAGCCTAGTGTCTTGGAACGAGGACGATATCATTAATGCTGTTGAGCAAGTAGACTGCGTAAAAAATGTGATTGTCTTTGATGTGTTTCCACATAATAAAACTGGTGACGAGATAGTTATTAAGTTCTAATATAGAAAAAGCCCCCAGCCGATTGGCTGGGGGCTTTCTTATTTATATATTATTTTGGTATTTCACAGAAGTCCGTAGAGCAATACTTTTCACCAATGGCATCGGCTGCCATACCTGCATAGACATCAGTAAAGTCAATGGGTAGCAGTTCATATTTATATTTTTCATACTCATCAGCAGTTATTTGCGTGTACGGCATTTGTGGGTAAGTCTCGTTTCCCATAGGCAAGAAGGAAACGGTTTTGAGTTGCCCATCAAATAAGTGAAGCACTGTGCCAACATCTTTCTTTTCCGTATCTTTATTAAATGATACCGTAACAGACACCGAGTTGTCAGACCAATGTCGCTGTGCCATAGCCGCTAGAGCGACCTTTTCATAAATAGATACATCTTTCTCTGAGCGAGAAGCATCTGATTCTACTGGGAAGAACACCACGCTCGTAGTTTTAGGAGACTCACTAGCAGGTTCCACTTTGTATCCTGCGTAAGTGAAGAGAGGTAGCATAGGGTCATCATTACTAAATCGAATAGCACGAAGGAAATACTTACCCCCAGGAGTCCAATGAACACCAGGAGATTCACCAGCGAGGATAGAGACCGTTCCTGACGGCTTGACTGTCGTAGTTTTAATTGATTCACGAATACCTAACCATTCTGAGTATAATCTATCATATTTGATTACCAAATCGTATCCTGCATCCATCCAATCTCGCAGCGCAGGTAGACCCTTGCGGTCCGCAAAGTTCGCTACACCAGACATAGATGTACCAATTCTTCTATTTCTTTGCATAATCGCATTTGTTTCTTCCCAGTGGGTAGGAAGTAGGGTCACAGTCTTGGCGTAAAGATAAGCAAACTTCAGCGTACGAAGGTAATCATTCAAATCATCATGGCGATTCAAATACGTTTCTACTAATGTACAGCACTCAAAGGATTCTAGACTCTGTTCCGCGCACGGGTTGTAACCAGCGGCTCTCCAGTCTTTATTGTTTGGCTGGTCAATTAAGCGACCATACTTACGAGTAACATCCATCCAAATAACACCAGGCTCACCATTAAGTGCAATACCATCAATGATTCCTGACAGGTCATCGCCCACAGAAATACCAACAGAGTTGTTACTCATCCAGCCCCAACCTGGTGCTTTGGAGTCGTAGGAGTTGCGCTCTGGGAATCGCTCTTGATTCTTTAGGTTCAAGAAGTTGTCATCATCTAATCGTCCCATTAATAACTCAGCACTACGGCGTACGTTACCTGATACAACACAAACACCGATAAGGTTACCGATATCAGCAATATCTACGCGGGTCAAAGCCTGACCAGCACGACCACCAAAGATACGGCGGATATGGTTATGCAAGGCTTCCAACGGTTCATGACCAGCGGCTGTTCCACCAAAGGTCTTAATGGGAGTCCCTGCTGGTCTCACTTGACTGTAATCAAATGTTAAGATGTGCTGTTCAGGGCGTAGGTATGAGTTGATTAGGGCAGTAACAGAATCTACCCAACCTTCACGGCTATCTGGGATAACCATTACCTGTTCTGGTTCTGTCGGTTCATAGATAGTAAAATCTTTGTCCGCGCCTTTATCATCAAAGCCCACGCCTACACCAAGCATTGATGCTTCCATTAGGAACGCAAATGGCTTGGCAGGATTGTGCTTGGTCATTGACTCTGTGGATACAAAGGAACAGTTCTGCAAGGCTGCGGAGTTTAGTTGCTCATTAACCAAAGGTGTACCCATAACCCATAAACCACGACCAGGTGGTGTCCACTTTAGATTGAATAGGCGGTCATAGCCTTCTTTGGCGGACGCTTGTGCTTTATTCTCATTCCATGGTAGACGGCTCTTCTTACAGTGGTCTTTCTGGATTGAGTACATACCCTCAATTACACGACGGCATACATCTGCCCAAGTCTCTTTAGTGCCATCCTCTTTAATACGAGAGTAGGTACGCAAAAAGGTAACCTCACCCACAGAATTACCACCAGCATCTCGGTATCCCCAAGGTACTTTCTTGGCTTCGTAGGTAGACACGAACTCGTCAGTTAATTTAAAAGATAGCATATTTATTCCTTATATAGTTGTTTATAGATAATGTGGTGTTCCACGGTCTTGCGTAGGTCTGTTATATGATAACAGTTAGCCTTCAATGGCATCTTGAATTATACGCGTGGTCTGGCTTTCGTCAAATCCGTTGTTAGGTAATTCGTTAAGTGTGCTAGCCCTCTCACCAAAAATCTGTGACAAAACTCCGCTTCCATTTTTTGCTTCAACAGTCATCTTAACGTATGATGAGTTATCTTCCAAATCCTTCATCGTCTTGATTAACTTGAATAATCTATCGACTTCCTGACTGGTATTTGGGTCAGGATATCCGCCGTTTAATTCCTCGGAAAACCTTGCAAATGCTATCCTTTGACCCTGCATTTCAATAATAGAAGTAAGCAGTGCAGATAGTTGTTCTTTGGTCTTTACCTCTACTGGTAGACTGAACGCACAGGTATTATCCTTCTTAAAAGCAGGGCAATTAGAGGCTACAAAACAGGTGTTGCACATCCTCAAACTGTTCTGATTAGAACGTAGGACTGTGATATCTTTAATGACATCTCTGCCATCCGCATCCTTCTCGACAACTGTCTTAATCTCCGCTCCGAACACGGGCAAGGTGGTCATTTCTTGTGGATTTCGCACCTCAAGTTTCCGCATGTCGGACCCCCTCTTGTCATATACAACGGGGGTAGTTTCCGCACTTTTTGACTCATGCATTTCAGGGGTGTTATCATATAACTCCTCATCATCAAATGGTTCTTCTGCGGACAAGTATGGATTATTAACCATGTTAAAACGCTCCTCAAATTGGTCATATGACCAGAGGGCTAGTTTAGCAACCTCAACGGGGTCATCATCTATAATTTTATCAAAATCTAAGCCTGCTTTCTCATAGACAGCCTTGTATCTTGGTCTTGCTTGGTCTTTCATCTTTTTAGGGTATCGAACTAACTTATTGCCGTCCCATACGATTGTTTCTCCGCGCATCATAGGGCTTAGCCATGACATGGTACTTGCGGATTCTACTGGAACTTGGCGTAAGTTATCAGGCTTAGCACACGCTAGGGCATGGAACTGTGCACCATACTGGGTCTTGATTGACCGTACCTTCGCTGCCATAGACGTATCAGACTCAATTACATCATAAGGAATTGCAATATTATCATAATTTTGTGCTAGGTCTACGAGGTCTCCGTAAGTATCATCCTTACGAACTACCGCCCAGAACTTCTCTTCCTCTGACCAGGCAGCCTCTCTCTGAAGCTCTAGCATACTTTCTGGGACTATATTATGGTCTACCTCCATAAAAGAAGTAATTCTTTCCATATTCATTGCAAGGAAATGCTCGTAATCAGATATAAACTCTTCTAGGTCTAACGGACTGAGTACGGTCTTCTCAGGTATGCCTGGATGGACGTGGATATTCATAAAAGGACTAAAATAATTACTTAATAAATACTCTTTATTTTTAGGAAGTCCACGCTGTTTTAATCTCCAAAATGACACACCAACGTTTTGGATGCCCATTGTTTCCAAGATTACCCTATTACTAGGTACGTCCGCCCCTAAGTAAATAAGGCGCATTAGTTCTCCGTTCGTGGGTCCTCTAGATATAACCCTTGTTGTTTGTCCAACTCTTCAGTGATTTTTGACCAACTCTTTACACCCTCACGGGCATCTGGTCTAAACTCTGGTCTGGTGTACTTAGGGTTCAAGAACATTAGAACAGGAATACTTACTTCTAAGAAACGTAGGGCTAGTTCTGTATCGTCTGTAACAACAAAATCAATTTTACCCTTACTTCTTAGTGACTCTACGGTTAGATACCTTGCGTCATCGATAGGGTTATCTACGTACCCAATAATATCATCTAGTTTTTTAGCCATATTATTAGTTTTTAACCAAATATCTGTACGCTCCCTATCTTTGGCTAATAGAAGTACTCTATTGGTCTCATTTAGGGAACGGTATAGGTTCACACCGTCAACGATTACAGACTGGTCTCTTTCTTTACGGATAATACCATCAACAAATATTAGGACCGACACGCTGCACACCTACGGCCTTCACCTGGGGTGATGGTAACTGTGGAGGCTAATGAATTACACCCATTACAAATCATCCATACTTCATCTTCATCTGAGTCATGTGATGCCATTATTGTAGTTGTCCTAATCCAGAACCAGCCTCGTTATTTTGCAACCAGGCTTCGTGGTGTGGGGCATCTATCCATAGTCGTTTATGGTGCTGAAGGACTGCTCCTGTGTGGGCTACCATAGGAATACCGTGCTGTTGTAACTTAGCACAGAACGATAGGTCTTCTGACAACCACTTATTACCGCCAATAGGTCCGTCTTGGAACCAGCACCAGTCTTGGTTATTCTCGTCATGGGTATCGCGAATCTTCTGTAGTGCTGAACGGTGCATTAGTAGACACCCCGTACCTGCTGCAATAATAGGAATAATTTCATCTTTAGGGTAATTATCAATTGGATTAATCGCCCCGCTCTCATCTTGATTAAAGATTAGAGGTACTGGTCGTAGGTTAAGACCTTCCCAAATTGCGGCAAAGTATAAACCTGCAACTACTGGTCGTTCAAGTTGGTCTGCTGTGGAACATAATAAATCAAACGTAGGTACTGAGATACGCTCATCTGCATCCATCATTAATAACCAGTCATCTGTGGTGTTATCTAGGAAGTGCTTTACCATGATATTACGGCTCTTAGCCAGTAACCCTGTGCCCTCTACACAGTAGAAGGACCCTACACGCTTATTTTTTTCACGGATAATCTGCATAATACTGAGGGCAAACTCTGTATCAATTTCATGCGTATGTGCCCATGCAATGGCAACGGTATCTTTCTGTTTCATATATCACTCCATATAGTATTTGGGTCTAACCTATCATAGATTAATGGTGTTGTGATGCTCTCCTAATAAGAGTTTCTACATCAGGTAATTCTACACCATAAGTCTCTGTAGCAAAAATTGATTTTGCGTTTTTCTGTACTTCTTTTAACTTTTTTAGTGCGGGAATTGTTCCCACACGCTTTCCTGCTTGCCAACGGTAGTTATTAAAGTCTGAGTAACCAGTACCGCCCTCGCTAAAGGCTGCTCCACGCGCTTCGTGAATAGAATCAAACAAAGCGGCACCTTGGTCAACAGAATGTTTTAATGCAGTTTCGTAATTAACACGCGCAGCTGGATTTGTAGCTGTACGAACACCGCTGAGGGCTGTTCCATACCTTTTAATTATTTGTTTAGCGGATGACTCGTCATTTTGTACTACTTTTTCCCATTCAGGATTTATCTCTGTGTATTCTTCGGTTGGGTCTACAACCCAGTGGTCATCAGTTACTGAGTATGCTGCGTATGGCTTTAATTTAGTAATATCACTCTGCACATTTACATAAAAGGTTAATTCAAAGTTACCCATAAAAGATTCGCTGCGAGGATGTAACTCGTTCTTAAAACCTTGATTAATTTCTGCAGCAATTTCTTTGTCGGACCAACCTTTATATTCTTGGTTTGACCTACGGAACTGTTCATAATTAATTCCAACTAAACAGTCTAGGTCTGCTGGTTGTCTTTGTGCGTTCCAACTATACGAAATACCAGAACCTGCTAACCATGCGACTGCCCACGCCTCTGGTTCGTTGTATCCTAATTTAAGATGATTAAATAGTAATACTAAAACACCATCACGCACGGATGGCACTAATGATTTATCTATAAATAATCTTGGGTCTAACTTAGATTCTGGTTTGCTGAAGTAAGAAGTCTCGCTTGGATTGATTTCTACGGGCTCAGCAGAGGTACGCAAAACCTCGTAGTAATTCATTATGACTCTTTATCCTTCTTAAGTTTAATATCATACTTCTTTGTAGACATCGGTAGTTCTTCATTCAACGGTGATACAAATCCGCAGACTGCGTGTGCATTAACAAACCGATTGGCTAATAACCAAGCAGCGTCTTCTCTGTCCTTACCTAGTTCTAGATTGATAGCAGCACTGCACGAGCAGTTCATCTCAAAATACATAGAAGTACACCTTTAGAGTAGATTCCCTATATCTAGTGTACTACTTGTACAGACCTTTTTCCTCGTTGAATTTCGCCATATTAAACGACTTTACTGGGCAAAAGTCGCATAAATACACCTTTGGACCAGTAGTACCAGGTTTATCTAAACCTGCGTCCTTACGCTCCGAGGCTGTATCTGGCTTTAGAATCTTTTTATCTGACTTGTAGTCAGCACACTGACCTTTAGGTCGGTTATGGTCCGCATAGCAGGTCATAGCGTCCTCAGCAAAGGTCATCTTGGTAGCATAGAAGTTCTTCTGGAATGCATCTAGACCCTCAGAACCGCCACGAATCTGCTTGATAATCTCTTCCTGTACCTTAGGAACTACCCAATATTTAACAGGAAACTTAAATAACAGACCAATATGCTCAATTGGTCGCTGGTGTTTTTGTACTGAGATATTTAATAAAACATCATCTCTTGGGTCGCCATCAAAGTCTGGCAGTTCCTCGATTGTTTTACAGTCCCGACATACTAATAAACGAATCATAGGTTCGTTCGGGTCTAAGTCCGCTTTTTTAAGGTCTATTGCTCCGCTAAAATCCATGTGTAAAGTGTACCATTTCTATATTGTTTTTACAAATTGTTAAATTAATCTTTTTTCTTGCGGTTAACTGCAGTTTCTCCGCTTTTTTTATTACGTCCACCTCTGTTAGGAGAAGAGTGGTGACCTCTACCTACCCAAGGTTTTCCTCTTTTAGTGAGGCGCACACCTGCTGTTGCCTGCTCTATGCTAGGACCTGCGTCAGCACCAAGGGGATTTATACCAACCGCAGTTTTCACTTTTTCAAGACCAGACCTAGGTCCAAAAGAATAAAGAGGTAGTTTTTTACCAGTTTTAGGGTGTGTGTAACCCATGCGAATTTCGTGAGTACCAGCATCTTGTGCTTCTGATTGTGCCTGCAATAAACGATTATTACTAGCAGTTACACCTCTAGCAGCACATCCTGTAGTACATTTACCACCAGATTTAATTTCGTGGTCGTGAAATACACTGTATAGTTTATGACCCGCTGGAGGTCCTTCTGCACGACCCTCAAACTGTTGCCCCTCTTGAGCAACCATTACACTTTTCCTGCAGCAGCACAAGATGGGCAAATATCATCATCTAGTTCCTTATGCGCTTCACCACCGCATCCTTGTGTTGCACAAGGCTGCATAGCGTCTGCATCGTCAATGCTTGCACCGTGGGTAGTGACATGTGTGAAGTAGGCTGTTTTTGCAGCTGATGCTTTATCAGCACGACCTCGTTTTACATGGTCTCTATACTCAGCCATGTGTTCACGTTCTTTTAAGGTTTCAATACTAGCGGTAGGGGGTCCATCTTTTTTTTGTCTTTTAGCACTTTTTCTTATATGACTTTTAGTAGATTCTGAAACAGCATTTACTGCAGTATCATCATCTAAACCAGTCCTTCTAAATCTGCTAGTAGGAATTGCTCCACCAGATAACTTTGCGTCTGCTGCTTTGATTTCTGCTTTTCGTGCTTCGTTAAGTCTAGCAATTTCTGATTCTACAGCGGAACCTTGAGCAGCTTCTCCAGCAGTGGCTCTACGGTTGCCAACGCCCTTAACTCTACTAACTCGTTCAGCAGTAGCCTTTTTACGAGATGCGGCATCAGACTTCTTAGCAATAGCACGCTCTTGTTTAGTAGCAGTCTTGTTATCTAAACGCGTTACTTTAGTTGCTTTTTTAGCAGTTGCTTTTTTAGCAGCAGCCTTTTTTGTTGGTTCTTTCTTTGCAGCCATGTTATTCTCCTATTTGATTCGTGACTTAATTGGTGATGATGATGTATTTGAAGTTTTGGTTCCCATAGGTCCTGGTCCTCCAACTGGATTAGTACTTGTCTTAGTAGTACTAATACCACTAGGGCTACCAGATGGTGGGGTAGTTCCAGTATTAGAATATGTTTTGTTACCTTTGGCACCTGGTCCATTATCTGGGGTCTTTCCTGGGAATTTAGGCATAGACCCACCACCAACTGGTCCAGTTGGTCTAAAAATTCCGTGCCAAGGATTGCCTGGTAGATGTGGGGTTCTATTAGTTTGCTTACTAACATCTGGAGATGCAAACGTATTAGTATCAGTACGCCCACCACCCCATGTATAACCTGAGCCTGGCTGTTCACCAGAAGGCTTACCAGGCTTAACGGTAGTAGTCTTATTAAATCTGTTAGTTGGGTCAAATGCCATGATTAAATATCCTTAAGTGGTCTTTTGTTTTCACCTTTTAAGGTGATACCATGGTAAAGTCCGAGTGGATATTTACCTGTTGACTCGCGGTCCGTCTTTCGTTTTGCAATAGCGGCTTTTCTCGCATGAGGAAGTAAATCTTTATTTTTTCTAGCCACATCTGGAGTTAAAGTCCGACCAGTTACTTGTTCACCAGAGTCTCCACGTCGGTTGTTATCATCCATTAAGTTTGCTAGTTCACGCTTAGTATCTTGTAAACGTGCTTGACGACTTGCTTCACGTGCTCGGTCTCTAGGTGTTTGCATATTACTTACCTGGATTTACCTTGCTTGGTTCTTCAGAGTTGATAAAACCATAGTTCATGTAAGGATGTAGGTCAGCGCGGTTAGCCTGAACAATCTGGTCACCCATTCCGCGGGCTACTGTAGTATTTGGACGGCGCTTACGATATTTTCCGTCAGTGGCTCCCTCTTGCATATCTGCATTGGGTGAACGACGATAAGGTACGGTCATTCCGCTACCATCCTATTCTTAACTAAGGAAGCACCTTTACGATTTTGGCACTTCGGGCATAATTCTCTGCCCTGTAATACGTCCTGTGGCTGAATTAACAAACCACATTCTAAACAAGGCTTACTACCATTATAGTACGTTTCTTTAAGAATTTGTTGTGTACCAAAAGAAACATCTGTAGCACCAGCCATACCTGAGCCTGTGCTATCAGTCATTAATCCTGGGTCATTTACCACAATTACTTACCTTTATGTTGTCTTTGCTGAGCAGCAGTTGGGAACTGTGAACTAACAAGTTTATACCCAGCACCTGGGTTACTAACAGACGGCTTTGCTGTAGGGGCTTTACGAACAGTTCCTAAAACTTGATTTCCACTAGGTGATGTTGTAACCGTGCTAGTAGTATTAGGCATATGAATATGGGAAAAAGGAAACAAATGCCCTTGACGTGTCTGAAATGCTGTACCATTTCGTGCCCACTCAGGCATTGAGACAAATTTATTGTTTCTAATTTGGTCAAGAACACTAGGAACATTGAAAGTTGAAGTAGTAGTTTTTGTATCATCTTTCATGTAGTGTTTATTACCCTTATCTATAGCCGCACCTTCTTGACGCTGAGTCATACGACTATCATGGTCATTAATTGCGTGTGTGCTAGTAGTAGTAATAGTACGTGAATCAAACCCAGCACCTTCAACAGGTTGAAAACCACCAGTTGTCTTTGTCATAGTAACAGGAGGAAGAGATATAGTTTTTGGAACATTTGGGTAGTCTTTGGTTGCTGTTACCGAAGAATTGCCCCATTTAGATGTTTTACCACCCTGTAAAGACTCACCAGGAGCTTCACCCATCATAGTGCCAACAAAGTCTCCAACGGCATTTCCAATACTACCAAAAAATCCACGTCCACCGCCTGAGTTGCTTGGACTTCCGCCTTCTGGTGTTCCCCAAGAGTTATAAGTAATTGGGCTAATTGAAGTGCCTGTTGCGGGGTTATTAGTTAATTCTTCTTCGTCCATTTAGACACCGTATCCTAACGTGTTTCTAGAAGATGATTCTGCTTGAGCAGCAGGGTTTGGAGTATCAACACGTTCTGTAACGCGAGTACCTAAATCAATCATATCTTTAATGCCATACGCTGTCTTTACATACCCAAAACGGTCTGGAAATAGATTAACCTGGGGTAGGTTAGGACGAACGTACTGTTGTAGTTCTTCACTGGTCATGGTCATAGAGGCTAGAGCCTGCGATAGATTCTGCTCTTGGTTACTAGAGAATGGACCAATGTACGCCTGTGGAGGGTACGCCGCTTCTGGCGGCGCAATCCACGGACGATTGGAGTAAACTCCATTCTGCATATTAGGCATTACTTACCCTTTATTTTAGACTTAACTTTAGACTTAATCACGTCGCTTGCGGCACCAATAGCCAAAGCCGTTCTACCAGGTGCACCTGCACGCCAAATCTTATCTTCTACGCAATAGGAGCACGATGGGTCACTATGTGAGTAAACCGCTTCGTGTATCTTTACCCTACTTCCATTACCTGGAATAGCCTCAGCAGCAAGAACAGCAGGATTTTTTGACATGCCATGAGCAAACGCGTTTAACCTTTTACGCTTTGCTTTATTGTAATCCTTTTTAAGTGTCATAATCTTAAGGATTGTAATCTTGATTACGCTGATTGTAGAGTGATTTTTTCTTTTGAATGTCAATTGCTTTTGCAAGACCATCGCCACCATGATATTTATCAGGTTCTTCTGCAGACATTTCTCTAGCATTTTTCATAATATTATCATGCTCATTTGCCTGACGAACAAAGTTTGATGGTTCTAAACCTTGTTTAGGAGGATTAACAAGTGATTTTTTGCCAGGCATTGTAGTTGAGTTCATCCAAAGACCATCTGGACTAATCCCGTCTCCATGAGGCTGAGATGGGTCTGGTGTGTTACCTCCAAATAATGCGGAGCCTACCTTTTGTAACCCACTACCGATGTCATGTGCAATACGACCAAATGACCATCCACCACCTACGGCTGGAGGGGTAACGTGCTCTGCATGCTTATCTGTTAAGTGTGTAAAAATCCCACCACCCTGATAAGCGCGTGAGCCACCTCTATCATTTGGGTGACCAGGAGTGTGGTAGGTTTGAGGTGGGGTAGGTCCTTGGGGCATGCCCCAGTCGCTAATAGTATAAGGATGTTTAGGACCACTTGGTGGCTTTGGTAAGTTTGGTAGTGGTGGGTTTGGAACTTGCGGTAGTGTGGTCATTGTTTTCTACTCCTGGTTTCTGTAATTCCACGTATTATCTACGTGTGAGATTGGGGCTGAGGGTTTTCTACCAATATGTGAAGATTTATCTGGTGGAGTCTTCGGCATTGGATTTTTAGATGGTGTATTAGTAACACCTATGTACTTACCTGGTTGGTCTTTTGTAGTAACTGGTTTTGTAGTATGCCCAGTATCTGGGCTCTTGCCTGGGAATTTAGGCATAGCTGGTGGTGAAGTGGGCATAGGTCTAATTGGTGGGTCTGGGTAATTATGATGTGGTTCTCTATTGGTTACAGGCATTGGACCTGTAGAGTTAATTGCCATTAGTTATCTCCAACTTGGTCTCATGTTAGATAGTTGGCTAACACGTTTTTCATTAATTGCGTAAGGGGAATCGCTACGCACATTTGGACCCGCTTTACCATCGTTAGGAAGGTGAGGGGCAGGTACTAGTTTTTGGTTTTCTACATAACGTGTAGACATATAAACATTACCGTTATACTTTGCACGCTTTTGTCTTTTGATACCACGTTCAGCAGATAACTCTGCTGGGTAGTAGTAATCGCTAGGGTCAATCCGTTCACCTCGGTGAACTCCACGTTGGTAACCGCGTTGACCGAGGCGTTGCTTCATGCTATTAAGAACAGTGTCCGAAACGCTAGAAGGTCTACCTCGGTCATCGCGACGTGAACGGATAGTTCCTAGATAACCATCAGGGTACTCAGCAGAAGGTACTCTACCAACGCCAAGGCGCAGAAAGTCAAGGTCAGAGCGTGCAACTGGAACACCACCACCGCCGTACACAGTTTTAGTGCCGTACATCCCATTTGCGCCAAGATTTTGGACGTTCTGATGACTACTAGGCATAACTTAATTTTAGAGCATTTTTACTTAATTGATGACCTAAACTCATTACCTGCGTAAACTCCCCAACCATCCATAATATGGACGTTTTCGATTGTAAAGTCTCCGTTGTCCTTATACCACACGATACCAGCACCCTGTTGCCAGTTTTCATACTGCTTTACTGGGTGAAGATTAGTCATAACCCCGCCCTTGTATGAAGGAACTGCGCCATCAATACGGCATAGACATCCTGGGCTATAAGCACCATTCTGGATTGCGCCACCGCTTGTATCGTGGGTCTTGTATAGCAACTCCATACGATGTGAGTGACCATAAATAACTGACTCGTGGTGGTTAGAGTTAATATGCATGTTAGCAGTAGAACCACTTGCCTTTGCCGATGTGCCGTGGCGGGCTACAAGACGTGGGTTTAGATAGTACTTGTCTGCTGGGTATCCTGAGACGTGAGTCACATTACCGATGCTATCCATGTTCAATAGGAATGGGATACTAATAACAGGTAATTCATTTCCCACCTGTTTAATAGTAGACATACTACGAGCCTGCAAGCCTACATATTTATTAGCACGGCAATCATGGTTACCGTCAATGTATACAATCTCTGCAGTGGGGGCTAGGGCGCGCTGGGTAGCGATGTAATCGTGACCAGCCTGTAACGATTCGTTTACTGTGTTTTCAAATGTCGGCTCTTGTGCGTACTTGCCGAACATAGGTAGGTCAATAGTGTCACCTAGATTGATTACCTTGTCTACCCCGTATTCTTGTTCCATAGCAGAAAGAATCTGCATAGCCACGTTGATAGCATGAACATCGTGGAATGGGTCTAGGGTACCGTCTTCATAACGGCGGTATCCAATCTGTGTATCAGGAAGAACTACTGCTAGTTTCCAATCGGTCTTCTTCTTTGATACTTTTGTTTTTGTTGTCTTAGGCATTGTTGCTGCGACTGCAGGCTTTAACACTGTAGATGTGTCAATCGCTGGCTCGATTAAAGCTTCAGCGAGAATGTCTAAAACACTTATTGTTGTGGGCATGTGCAATATCCTCTTGTATGTGCTTTGAAAGCAGTTAATTTAAATGGCAGATGTTTACTTACTTCTTCCATGTGTCTGATGTCTAATCTTCTAAACAGGTCGGACGCATTGATTTTTTCTTGGGCAATTAATTCTTTGAATTTATCTTGTTCTTCAATAGTTAGAAGGCTTAACCATTTTCCAACCACGCACTTACTATTCGCGGTCTTGATGTGTTCTTCTAAGATATCAAGTATCATTTTGTATTCCTATTCCTTGACTATAAATAGAGTAACACATACTATGCCACATTTAGTCCACAAATGACAAAACCCCGCCAGTAGTTTGGCGGGGTGATGTGCTTTTATGTCTGTTTATGCCTGTTAATCAAGCATAGTGTTAATAACTTTCTGCAGTACCTGCACGGAAGTTAGGAGCCGAGCGATTAATTGCGCTCTGCATCAAGCGACCATTAGCCTGGGTAAGACCTGCTTCTGGAGCCTGAGCTGCTTCAAATCCTACCTGAGTACCATATGAAGCACCGCTTACTTCTCGTGGTGCGTATGGATGCTTACCAAGTGGCTGTAGTGCTGGGTCAGCAGCCTGGGCTGCTTTACGAGCAACAACAATGGTATGCGGGGACGGTGCACCAGATACGTTGTTTACTGCACCTGAGGCAGCAGGAGCTGAACCAGACGCTGGAAGTGGGGCAATGTTTTTTGCCATGTCTACCTCTTTAGGGTTGAAAGGAATTCCTTATTAAAGTTTAAGGCTTAAAAACTAAATAGTCAGTGTTTAATCAGAGACAATTGTGAAAACAATAGCCGAAATCTGACCATCATGGCTTTCGATACTTGCAAAACCAGGGATACACTTGAGGTCTAGACCTCTTGGGGCTGTATAACCACGCGCAATAGCAATAGCTTTTACAGCCTGATTGACTGCTCCAGCGCCTACGGCACGGATTTTACAGGTATGGTTCTCATAAATACTGTGGGCAATAGCGGATGCCACAGACTGTGGATTAGAGCCAGCACTTACTTTAAGTACTTGCTCATCTGGTGTTTCAGACATTTTATACCTCGTATAGTAGTAGAGTATTTTACTTCTATATCAATTATGAGGTAAAAATCCCTTATTTTCCTGGCGAAGTCAATTTATCGTATACTTCTTTTTCGTACTCAAAGTCGTGCTTGTTTCGTACAAGGCGGGCTAGACCATACGAATCAGCGGCGTTATCATCTGTGAACTCTACGTCCCACTTCTTGTATACAGCAAGGAGTACCTGATTCTTCTTGACCCCAGTACCTTTACCTGTGATATATTTCTTAAGACTAGTAGGCGGTACTACAAGTGGGTACGCACACTCTGGCTTATTAAAGTATTGAAATAAAGCAAGCTTTACGGTTCCACCCAGTTCCCCCAACATGTTAGCCATTTGACTACCAAAAGCGTAACCTTCCATAGCAATTGCTTTGACGTTAAACTTGGATGAAAAATCATAAATAAGAGACTCGGCGTATACCAATCGCTCTACACCATTACCTTCTAGTTTCCAGACCTCTGTGTAGTAGTTATCTTTATCGTCAATAGCAGTTAAGGCAAAACCAGAATAAGACTGGTCAATGCCTATGGCTACTGCTCCTTTGAGATTTGGGTTCCCCCAAATTTTTGGCTTAGGCATCTAGTTTCCCTGCTAATGTTTCGGTTAGTTGTCCACGTTTTTTATCCATCAACTTAACCACTGCGTCTGTAATGTGTTCTGGAAGAACTCCGTTGCTGTAGCATTTCCATAAAAACCCCGCCAACTTAGTAAAAGCTTTAGGCAGGCAGCTACACTTACTCTCGCACTCAGTCTCGTGGATTAAGTCTCTGCTAACAAATACAAAGTCTCGGATTAAAGTTTCATCTAAGTAAGACTGGAGGGCACACTCATCAAGTTTCCAGTCAGACTCTTTAAGCATTATCGCCATCTTCATACAGGTCATCATCAATTAACTGGATGGTCTTGCATGGATATGGAATATGGCACACTGCACATGTAATTGGAGCGTGTGTACCAAGTTTTTCTGCGTGGTGTAATTCACGAATGTGCTTTACCGCTGTGCGGTATGGGTGTTTTTTAATCATTTCTTTTTCCTGCTCTTGACATCTTTCAGGTCTTCCCACATTAAACTAAGCATTACCACGGTGCTCAACAACATCACACTGGCTGTTGATACTAAAAAGAATCCTAATAGAATCTCAGTGATGTTCATGCGCCTCTCCTAGCTTGTCCTATCCATAATAACAATAAACTGATAAAAATTACTTTGTTCATCCTAATCCTACTCTCTTTAAAGATGCACAAGGATACTTCTGCGGTTGTTCAACCCCATCTACAGTCTCTACACACATAATGCAGTTTCCGTTTTCCTCTGCGTGACGCTCTAGATGACGGGTTTGTACCTCTAGGTAAGTAGGAAGTTGCTCCTTACGCTTACGCTTTTGAGGACCGTATTGAGTTAGTAACTCTTCACGCGTTAATTTCTTAGGCATTACTTCTCGTTATCCAATTGTTTTTTAGCCAAAGCTTCCTTTAGCTTTTCCATATCAATACTAACATCACACATCAGGTCGTAAACTTACCTGCACGACTGCTAAAACTACCTGATGTACGGCGTGTTAATTCACGGCTAATAAAGTTACACTGACCAGTTACATTGGTGTACATCATATCCATACCCTTACGGTAGTTATGCGCCACAGCATAATCATAGTCAGCATCAATGACTTCTTCCTCAGCCATTACCAAAGCCTTAATAGCAGATACAGTCATCTTTGGCTGAGTATGCTTAGCACTGTAGCGAGCTTCAATTAAGTCTAGCTTTTTCTTAGCCGCTTGCTCATCCATTTCAGCAACAGTAACCTGTGCCAAAATGAACTCTGAGTAAGCAATGTACTCCTGCCATAAACGCATAACACCTAAGTCATCTAAATCTGTAATGTCATTAGGCATCTGTGGGATGATTCCATGAAACTCTTGCTCGATTTCAAATCCCTGAGTATGTAGGGTGCTCAATGTAAGACCACCGCTTACTCCAACATTCATCTTAATCATTATAAACCTCGCACTTGTAGCAGGAACTACCAGGATTTACATTACACCTTGGTGGTTCTTTTTTTTCTATGGCAATCATAATGTTCTTTGCGTCCTCAAACAAATTGGCAATACCAAAGTCGCTCTTAGGAACCACAAACTCTTTTACTAACTGGTCTACCTTAGACTCGTAGATAAAGATTGCTTCTTTAGGATGATTTACTGGGTCCATAATCTCAAGGAGTTTCATGTACACCTGTGCCTGAGCAATATGAACTGTAAAAGGTTGGCGTAATGCAGCCCAAGCTTTCTTAAAATCATTGCCATGCTCACGTAAGAAGTGTGGGTCTTCCCAACGAATAGTACCCTCGCCTACAGACTTAATCTCAAGTAGCAGGTCATCACCAAAGCCTTTTAACCAACCGTCAGCATGACCAGAAATACCGTGCTCTTTGCTATAAACAGGAACTTCTTTGTATGAAAACCCTAAAGAACTACCACAAGATGTACATGGAACCTCTGGGCTTGTATCCCAGAAAGAAGACCTGCAATCATTGCAAGACCATTTACCGTGTAATTTACCCATGTCACCAAACCAGTTTTGCCAACGGGAGTGGATACGGTGACCCTCTTCAAAGGTAAGTAGTTGCTTCATTGAAGCCTTGTACTTCGATGGGGCAGGTGTTGCACCTTGCAGAGTGTAGTACTCTGCTCGGTGGCACCAGTCAGACTTGACCATAGCAGATGGGTGAATCACATTAGTAGCACGTGATGTATCTGCTGGTCTAGACAATAGGTAACGCTCTACCGTACCTACTACGCGAGTTTCTATCTTACCTGCGTCTACCAATTTCTTAAGATTACCATGGGGTTTTTTCGTTGTAACCATGTCCATGCCCCTTATCCCATTTCTTGTTTTTATGTTTAAAGCAAAACATAGCTTTTGCGTTCTCTAATGGAACATTACAAATTTTACATTTTGCAGGTTTGACGTAAGGAGTATACGGAGTAGGTTTAATAACAAAACCTCCGCCTGTATCCTCGACTGTAACGCCAGGCTTTACTGTAACAGCTACTCTAGGAGGTTCGCACTTGTGAGTCTCACCTCTCCACCAAACCTTACAGTCTGGACACTTAAACGGTGTATATTCTTTGTCACTCATTAGTTCTCCTTATTGATTTTCTGTGACCCATTGTTCTAACGTTTTATTGTTACGCTCTGCTTTTCTTCGTAAAGCGTTTCTTTCTCTGTGAGATAGACCACCCCAGATACCATACACTTCATTTATACTTTCTGCGTATAGTAAGCACTCAAGTCGTACTGGGCACTCAGGTTTACCATCTCGTCCAAAGCATACACCTTTTGATACTTCTGCAATAGGCTTATACTTATCTTTGTCTCTAGGAGGATACCATAGTTCTGTATCCATGCCCATACACTTAGCGTCTGCACGCCAGCTTTCTATGTCTAATGGGTCGCGCACCTGCACTCCTGAATCTTCTGACGCATCTCTAGAAAATCATTTTCATCTAGCATTATATAATTTTCGTTATTTAGATGGAACCCTAAAACAGGCATACGACCATCAAGGATTGCTTCCTTAACAATCTTTTCAAGAACATCAGACTTAACGGTTACCTGTTTCTTTCCTGTCCACTTATGCTCAATAAGTAAGTCGCTAGACCTAACGTCACCTTTACGGCTCCAGAAGGCTCCAGAGGCAGCAACTGTTCCTCCACCAACTACCTTAGCCAGCCTATTCTCGTGCTTCTTAGACTGCTTCTGACCCTCAGACTTCATTAGTTTCCTGAACATACTTAGAGGCTGCACGAACAGCGTCACGAACATCTTTATCTAATGCATCCTTAAGGTCAATATCTTCTCGGATAGCATTTACTACAGACTCAGCGCCTTGCCATTTTTGTTCTTTGTAACTGTAATAGGCACCTGCTCTGGTAATTACTTTATTAATAATGCCGAGTGCGACAATTTCTTTAGCGAAATCATAATCACCTGCAAAACAATTTCCGTTATCAAAATAGAAGTCTAGGTATGCTACTTGTGAAGGTGGGGCTGACTTGTTCTTTAAGGTACGAATTTTAATTGTCTGCCCAACACGCTTCTTCTCTTGACCAGTCCCTACCTCTAACCAATCATCTCTTTTAACTTCAATTCTAGTAAAGAATGCATAGTTCTTAGCCTCCCCTCCTGGAGTAGTACGTGGGTCACCATACATGACACCAATCTTCATGCGGTACTGATTGATAACAATGCCTATGAAAGGACGCTCAGATTCTGTAAGGGACCGCTTGGATGCTTTGCCAACCTTGCGAAAAAACTTCCCAGTAAGCAAGGCACCACGACCAACAGTAGCCTCATCCATATTCTTCTCGTCCTCAGCCATAGGCACTAGCGCGGGTAACGAGTCAATAACAACACAGTCAACCTCTTTAGTGCCTACCAATTCAATTACTGCTTCGTATGCTTCTTCCATAATATTGGTAGAAATCACATAAACCCGCGAAAGGTCCACTCCACACATCTCTGCATACGAAGGAACCCACTGCTCCGCAGCAACCCACACAGTTATGAACTCTGGGTCGCGTTGTTGGTTTGCTGCTACAGTTTTTAGTGCCACAGCAGTCTTACCATTTGAAGCTTCGCCTACAATCTCATGCCACTGGTTGGTAGGAAACCCACCACCTAGGATTACATCTAGTGCTAGTGAACCAGTAGTCATACGACCAATAGTATCGTCCCTGATATCCTCTCCACGAACAATAGTATCCACGCCAAACTTCTTATTTAGTTTTGCGATTACCTTTAGTAGTTCACCATTCATTATTCAATCTTTCCGATAATAGTTTGAGGGTTAAAGTTATTTGCAGTATTAATTTGACGTGCTGGTTGAGCGGGTCCAGAACCCTGTCCGCCAGAGATTCCCTTACCCATACCACTACCTGACTGTACAACTGGGTACCCACAGTCATAACAACGAGCCTTTGCAGAAGGGTCTGTAGAGCCGTAGTTTCCACTACCACATCCAGGACACCTAGAGGCATTTACGGCGCTCTGAGGCATTCTGGGGGCTTCCTGGGGCACCTGTGGGGTAGGGTTATATGGTGTAGGTACAGGAGATGTAGGAATTGGTTCTGGTCGTGACGGTACTGGGGTTGTGGTACCCATCTTGCTTGCCCACCAATTATTAGAACTCATCATCAACCTCCGATGTAAAACTTCCTGGATTAACTACTATACCTAATGCTAGTGCAGAAGAGAAACTACCAACAAGAGCACCAAGAGTTATGGTTGTATATACATCTAGTAGGTCTTCCTGAGACTCCTTTAAAGCATTTTCATCTACAAGACCTTTTTTAAGAAGCACATCAGCCATTGTCTTTACCAGAATCATAGCATTGATATCTGACATAACATTTAAGAATGATAGATATGGGATTACCTTCTCTAGCCTGTCTGCAGACTCGTCAAGCTCCATGTCCTCACCCTCTTGGCTAATAGGGTTTAACCCAAAGGCTTCCGCAAACTCATTAGTATTGGTGACACCTGTGTCATAGCAGAACCAACGAAACAAAGTACTTAGTGGTAGTACTTCTGAATCAACCACAATACTATTAAGTTCATTGTTCTCTTTATTTTTCCAAAACTTCCAATTCACTTGGCTTCACCCCATCGTTGTACTACTTTAATATCTGCTACCAAAGGTATGCTTAACAAGTCTATACCCTCCATAGCCTCTCTAATTACATCCACTGTTTCATCTACCTTATCATCTGGAGTCAAAGTTACCAACTCGTCATGTACTGTAAGGATTAATTTAGCCCCAGTTGGAAGATTCTCATGTGCTCGAACCATAGCAAGTTTAATAATATCCGCGGCTGAGCCTTGAATACGAGTATTAAATGCCTGACGTTCTGCCTGTGCTCGTGTGAACTGGTCCTTTGATGTAATCTCTGGAAGGTACCTACGGCGACCTAGAATAGTAGCAACGTAGTTAGGTGTTTTCTTTTTAGTTGCTCCCAGCACCCTTGCTCGGTAAGAACTAACTGAGGAGAACTTCTCAGAGAAGTCATCAAGCAACGTACGAGCCTCGGTAACACTACAGCCTATATCTGCAGCAATCTTATTAGGACCAACACCATAAGCCATAGCAAGAACCAATGTCTTACCAGCGCGCCTATCTACTCCCATAGTCTCACCAACAGTTGTATAGATATCCCTACCGTTAAGGTAGTTATCCATCATAATCGGGTCTTCTGACATAGACGCAATAATCCTTGGCTCAATTTGCGAATAGTCTGCAACCACAAGCTTGTATCCTTCTGGTGCGTAAAAGAGGTTTCTAATTGCTTTTCCATGTGGTGTATGTGGGGCAGGTACGTTTTGGAGATTTGGGTTACGGCTGGAGAACCGCCCTGTTTCTGCCCCATGTTGTACGAAGTCACAATGGATGCGCCCACTAATAAGCAGGCTATCTTTTTGTTCACGTCTCTCTTTACCTCCTGTGGTACGAACTACTTCCCCACCTTTGTAGGGAACTACGTATGTAGTACTTAATTTATTAAGGTCTGCGTATGTCAGTAGGGCTTCTACTAGTGGGTCTACATTTCGGTAATGCTCTAGGGCATCAGCGGCTACAGAGTAGTCTTCATAGGTAATCTCTTTACCTTCATCAGACTTCTTCTGACCAGCAGTAGTTAGTAATTTAGGTTTAAGCCCACGACCACCTTCGGACTTTGGTCCGTAAAGTATGAACTGCTTTTCTTTATTAGAATTAATATTGAAAGGCTTCTGTGCAATTCTAAAGATATCAGCTCGAGCTGTTTCGATATCCAACCGTAACTGAGCATCTAGCCTATCTAATTCTTCTACGTCAATAGGTGAACCAGTTAGTTTGATGTCGCACAAGACCCCTAGAACTTTCATCTCTAGGTCCATAATTACCTTTAGATTATCTTCCTCAATACGAGGTGCTAGGTTTTTCCACAGCAAAAATGTGTACTTAGCATCTAGGTAAGCATATTTTGCTACTACATCAAATGAATACTTCTCTACTTCTTTACCAACGCCCTTGACCATCTCATAACCAAACTCACGCTTGAGACAATCATCGAGACCGCACTTATTCTTGTTCTTATTATCGATAATGAATGAACCAATCATCGTATCGAAGTATGGAGCAGATGGAATATCACCATCAAAGTACTTAGCAACAGACGTTAAATCAAATACTAAGTTATGACCTACAGTAAGTATGTCCATGTTAAACATTAATGGTCGTAGTGCACTAAACACTTCACCTGGGTACAACTGTGCTGGAGGAGTGCTAAAAATCTTGTCTGCTTTTTTCTTATCTTTTGAGTAGTCACTAGCACGTGGAGTAAGACCTGCAGCAACTCGCTTCTCTCCAGCCTCAGTTAGCGGAAAGATATCTTCAATAAAGTCACCATTGGGATGACCCATTGGAATTACATCGCAACGACCATGCGTAGCAAAGGTAATCCACAGCACTTCATTTATTGGAGTAAGCCCGCGGTTATCACCAACGGTTTCTACGTCAAATGCAAAAGCATCTTGAGTTAAATAATGTTCGACCATTTCATTTAATTGGTCAATGGTAGTAATAATATTCATATAAATCCCCTAAAGCCCACCTAGCAGGAAGGGGAAACCTACTAGGTGGGCAGTCTGTGTGGTATTAGAGAAGGCTGTTGGCAATCTCTACGAGTTCAGCATAGGAATTTTCCTTAATAACTGAACGTGTGTATGGCTCGAACTCACCGATAGCAGCTTCTGCTGCAGTTGCGCTGATGTTCCAGTCTTCATCAAGGTCACGTGCCTTAATTGCATTCAAGTGGTAGACAGTTGTCTGACGTTCACCTGACTTACTTAGAGCCCAGAAGTTTTTATTTAGGGGTCCCTGTGGGGAGAAATGCGCTTGATGCAGTTGCTTAAATAGACGTGGAGTCGCAGTAAGAATCTGACGTTGCGCTGGGCTAACACTGAAGTTAATAATCGTGAATCCACGCTTCTCTTCAGCACGGTGGTTTAGCACGGTGCAGAGTGGGCAGTTGTCACCCAAGCATACGTATGACTTCTTACCTGGCTTGCCATTTAGGAAGTGTTGCTTGTAGGTAGCAAAAGGACCATCAGGGTCAATGAACTTGACTACCTGAATCTCTTCACTGTGCTTGAAATCTACAGGGTAGTTACCCGCAGGTGTGGTTAGTGCTTCTGCAGCATCCCAACCAGAACCAACAGCATTGCTGGTGCTCTGCTCTGGACGAGCGTTTACATCAAAGTCATCTTCAAAAGCAACTTCGATATCTGGGGTCTTGAATTCGGGGCGGTTAATTGCCATGGTTTCTATTTCCTTATTTTCACTAGTTGGTAGTTTCTTCTACGCGGAGTTTATCCCACGCCTCAGCAATATCTTTTGTGACTTGCTGGTGATAAGACCACTCTACACGACCTTCGTGTAAAAGTCCAGCCTCATCAAAAATCTTTATAGCAGCCTCAATTTGAGCCCGACTATAAAGTCGGCGACCCTGGTGTGGGTCTCCATTTTTATTCGGCTTTGTTGGAAGCCGATAAGGGGATGTAGGTAGATGTCCTACCTTAATCCAATGCCTAACAGTTATTATAGGACGACCTAGTGCATCTGCCAAAGCGCCGAGTGTAAAGAGTTCCATATCTTGACCGTTAGGCATAGTCTTGAAATAGGGACGTGCGTCCCAACTCTTTATCTCTGCTACTTCTTTAGGTGCAGCCTTCTCTTTACGCTTGCGCTTACTACCTGGGTAGAACTCGTCAAGCGCAGAGAACGCGTCTTCTATAAAATCTTTCATTACTTCATCACTAACGCCCATGTTACCTTAGCAGGGAACATTGTGTCAATGTCCTGTTCGGTAATCAAGCCTTCGTAGTAAGCAGACATGATTTCATCCTCATCGAGCACTGGAACCATCTTGATACATTTATCTTGAAGTCCACGCTCTGCGAGAAGTTCTTCGGCAACGTGAATGTCTAATGACTTAGATACTCTTCGTTGACGCATTACCTTATTGATACCTGACACCTCGTCATTAATTTCAACAACGATGTGACCTTTGTCATCTGCTTCACCTAATTCATTTACAGCCGAGTTCAAGGATTTCTTGACCTGCGATTGTAGTGATGTTAGTTCGTCTAGACGACCCTTTAAGATTGAGTTCTGTTGAACCAAATCTTTTAGTTCTTCGATGTCCATTTGGACCCCCTTAATGTATAGCAGTGATGCTACACACTAATCTATTCGGTGTCAACCTTGGGTGTCAAATAGGCTAGAAGAGCATCAATTATGATACTGGTTACAGTGATTCCCTCTGACGCGGCTTTCGCTTGGACAGTCCGCCATAGTTCATCATCGACTCTGATAGTACGAGTTGGTGTTTTCGGTGCATTGGGCATAGGTGTAATTATACCCGATTATGAACCGTATTGGTTAATATAATCCTGTAGTTCTGATAAGTGGGATGGGCAAACATCTTTAACGGAAGCACCAATTACTTCACCAATTGACTTTGCGTTATCGTTAGTCATAGCACCGCTATTAGCCAAGTAATTAATCAAATCAGTTACTGAGTTACCTTGGTCTAGAGCATTACAAGTATTGGTAGCAAGAGACCATAATTCAGAGTCAGATGTTTGGGCAATGATTGGGTCATTAAGTGAGTTAACATCAGATAGGAACTGCTCTTTAGGAGTAGGTGGTACATAGGTATCCACTGGAGGAGCAGTAGTTACTGCAGTATCTGGTGCGCTGGATGATTTGCTATCTGAACTTAAATTTCCAACGAGAAATACTACGATAACAAAGCCTACGAGTACCATACTGATTTGTTTTACAGTCTTATTCATATTTTTCCTTATTGTTATAGGGTGTAGGTACAGCATAGCACACAATTAGCAACGCGCAAATCGTACCCCCTGCTGGATTCGAACCAGCGACACGCAGGGTAGAAACCTGCTGCTCTATCCCCTGAGCTAAGGGGGCTTGGCTCCCGCTAGTGGATTCGAACCAATAACCTGCCGATTAACAGTCGGCTGCTCTGCCGTTGAGCTAAGCGGGATGGTATTCCTATTCTAATACCAGTTGTGGCTATTCCAAAATTGGAGAGCCTGGCACGGTGTTCCGTACCTTATTTTAATATACTTTAGACCCCATCTAACTTGAACGGAAGGATTAGATTTCCAACCCGTACCCATTTTAGTTCCTGGTAGTGCCTGTGGTATTCCGTGAGCACCTGACGATGGGTTATGTGCGGTAACCTGCCAGCCACTCTCATTAGTCCATAGAGTGTGTAGACAAGTATATTGACCACCACACCAGTCGTATTTAGCCACCATGATTGTTTGGGCTAACCGTTTATTATATTCTGGAGAAGCATACGGTACACGAGCGTACGTTCTTGACGCGGTTTGCGTCCTGCATTTCGTCTGTTTCGCATTAGCGTTAGCCTGACCCTGGGCTATAGGTAGCGATACTAGCAAGCTAGTAAGAAGCGCTATAGCGGTGGTCAGACGTTTGGTTTTGTCTAACATTAACTCCACCCTATCAAATAATTAGGGAGAGTTCAACCTGACTTAAACTGAAGAAGATAGTATGAACTGACGTAAAGTACCGAGATTTAGTTCAACCCCACCTTTATCATCTATACCTTCACCATCAATAACCGCACTAGCCACAGAACTTTTTTGCTGTAGTGAAGCATGTTGGCGCTCTTCAATAGAATTGGCTACCAATATATCTTGAATTACAATTGTTTCCCAGGTACTGGAGGCTCGTTTGATTCGTCCATTTCTTTGTACCGCAAGACCTGACGACCAAGGTAAATCATAATTAACCAGCAGATTAGCGGCAGGAAGGTCCACACCATAACCACCAGCATCGCTACTGACCAAAACCCGTACCGATGAATCAGTGTTGAAAGCAATTTTATTCTCCTCTTTAGTCTTTGCATCTAGTCTGCCAGTATATGTTTTGGCTATATCCTCACCTAATGCTTTCTGTATTAGGTCAACCATATCTACATACGTAGCAAAGATAACGACTTTGTTATCTTCTCGTTGTGACAAGAAGTCTTTTACATATTCAATTAAAGTATCAAACTTATTAGCAGAGTTTACACCATCTAGGTGTCCCCCATCTAGAAGTTCGTAAGCGTAAGATGAACCATCGCCAGTCATATTCTTAAATTTATTTGCGCTAATCTTTACCAGGTCTGGGTGGGAGCATAGCATTTTAAGGCAACCAACCTTAGACATGATTGCCCCACGTACCTCATCTGCTTGTCCGCCATTGCTAGACGCATAGCCGTAATGAGATAACAGATTAAAAGATTTGCCAAATAGGTCCTGAGCAGCATCTAGGTCCTGTATCAGGTCGTTAGCTATTTTCTTGTATAGTTTTGCTGACTTTCGGTCTAAGTATACGAGCAGTGGGTCTTTATGAATAGACTCTGGTAAGTAGGGTGCTACATCTGGGTCTTTCTGTGACTTCCTTACGGAAGCCTCTTTCATTTTTGTATGTAGCGTAGGTAAATTTCTATACCTATCAACACCGCCCCAAGTATTACGGACAATAAATGCTGAGTCAAAAATGTCAAAGCGCCCTAGCACCTCCTTATCTACAAACTGCATGATTGAGTACAACTCTTCTGGCTTGCCATTTTCAATTGGAGTACCAGTTAGAGCAAACTTAAATGGTGAATCAGATAGCTTCTTTACTTGCTTTGAGCGTTTAGACCTAAAAGATTTAATAGCGGTCGCTTCGTCTAGTACAACAAATCCGCGTGGAAGTTTCTTTACATACTCCCAGTCATTAACTATTTGTTCGTAGTTCATAATGACGTAATCAACTTGAGTATTATGCCAGTCCATAGCCTGAGCATATTGAGCCTGACGTTGCTTGGGGGTTCCGTCAATGACTAGTGGGACTGATGTATTGTCAGTAAACTTATCAATAGAATTAGCCCACTGGTATTTTAAACTGGACAGGCAAACGATAAGCCCTGGTTCTTTTATTTTCCCCTCATCCATTAACCGTTCTAACGCGGCTATGGTTAGAACAGTTTTGCCGAGACCGAGGTCGTATGCTACGAGCATTTTTTGTTGCTCGCACATACGCTCCACGGCTTCGACTTGGTACGGGAATAGCGTACCTGTGAACATACTATGCGTCTAGCAAAGGCTGCGGGTTAACGTCAGTCTTAGTATCCCAGTGCGATACAGTATGTGCTTCGAAATGTAAGTGCGGTCCAGTAACGTGACCCTCAGCACCAGAAAGGGCAATCTTCTGACCCTTCTTTACTTCTTCTCCGACCTTTACAAAGTCAGAAGAGCAGTGTGCGTAGATAGTGTAGAAGGCTCGCTTTTCAACTACGTGCTTAACGATGACCTGGTGGTTACCGAAGTTAGGTCCCCAGCACTGACCGACTCCAATCACAGTTCCATCTGCTGCTGCAAGTACAGGTGTGCCAACAGGGGTAGGGAAGTCTACTCCTTGGTGGTGTCCTGCCATCCAGATAGCACCTGGTTTACCGTAAGGTGTTCCAATGTGTCCATTCTTAATTGGCAATGCCATTTTATCTCCTAATAGATTTTAGTTAGAGCTTACGCTCTGTCCCCATAATGAGTAGCGGATAGAGTGCACTGCCGAGTCTATACCATTTAATATTTCTTGTCTACTCATGGCTCCAACATCCTTTACATCTGACTCTCCGTAGTTAAAGAACCATGCGTCTTTCTCTATATCTAACAAGTTAATTAGTACCTGAGAGGATGCGTATTGACCAGGTTGGTCATTGTCCATTGCAATTATGACTCTATCTGCAGACTTTAATAGTTTAATCTGTTCCTCTGATACAGATGTACCAAAACTAGCGACACCACCAGATATACCTACAGACTCCAGTCGAACTACATCTAAAGGAGACTCAACCAAAATCATATCCCCACCTGTGTACTTGTCATACCCAAATAAAGATAGGCTCTTTTGCATACCCTGTGGCTGGTTTCTGAAGTATCTGCCTACAAAACCTTTTTCCTGCCACCCCATTAACTTCTTACTCTCTGGGTCTCGTATTGGAATAATCCAGTTGTCTCGTAAACTATCCCACAGAATTTCATGCAGGTACGCTGCATCCTGGGTTAGACCACGTGAGCGTAGTGCGTGAGACGGAGGCTCTACGAAAGCAGCAAGAGTTGCTTCTGATACATATACCAGTTCCTCAAACACTTCTTTCTTTTTAGTAAGAGCACGCTCAAGCGCTTCGCTAAGTTCTCCTCCTACGTTTATCCACTCTTTGGCTTCGTCTAAAGTTTCAAAACCATTTAGGTAACTGACTAGAGACTGCAGGCTTCCTTTGAACTGGCAGGAGAAACAAATATGTGCACCTGTTTCAGAATTGATATACCAAGAAGGATTGCGGTCCACCTTACCTGTGCGAGCTTCATGTCCTGGGCAGTAACCTTGAATCTCATCTCCTCGTGAGCCAACGTACTCAACACCTAAACGGTCAAGTACGCCTTCCATCTCCTCAACCTTCATTAGTAATCATCTCCACTAATCTCTCGGAAGTCACCAGTGTTCCAATCCCATACCATAGATACTTCCATAGGTCCACAGTTACGGCTGGCAAGGACCTTAAGGATACGCATATCATCTACGTTCTCGTCCTCACGTTGTAGACCAAACAACACGTCAGCATCCTGCAAGAAAGATGAGGAATAACCAACAGAGTCCGCAGTTACCTGACCCTTGTTCATCTTCCACTTCAGAGCCTGCGTAGAAACCACAATAGGAATTTCAGCAGTTTGAGCAAGACGCTTCAATGAACGGGTAATATTAGTTAGAGCAAGCGGGGTATTAGCCTCACCAGACTGCTCGTCCTTCATAAGGTATACACCGTCTAGAAACAGTACATCTGGTCTTAGTGACTGAATCTTATTAGAAATGCCACTTACAGTTAACGCGTTAGACGACTCGGTAAGCCAGAACCTAGTATCCATTTTAGATATGCTCTTCAACTTTGCTTGGTATCGCGTCTCTTCTTCTGGTGTAAGTGTTCCTGTTGCTAGTCTATGGTGAGATACTCGGGCACGCATAGAGTCGTATCGAGTAGCCTGTTCAGAGTTCAACATCTCAAAAGACTGGAATACTGGAGAGTATCCAGAAAGATGGACGTTGTTAGCAATTTGCATAGCAAGAGTTGACTTACCTGTTTTAGGTGGAGCAACTACAACAATCAACTGACCTTTTTGTAGCCCACTAGTTGCCGCATCAATAGTAGCAAATCCTGTAGGGATACCACGTAGACCATTAGGCAAGCTCTTGCGCTCAAGGTATTCTTCCCAGCGCTTCTCTGCATCTTTAGTTAGGTCTAGGTCTGATGAACCAGAAAGACCGTTACCCTGTAACGCGCTGAGACCTACTTGGATACTTTCAACTGCGGCACTGTAGTCCTTGCGCTGTTCAATATCTTCAATGGCAGTACGCATGAAGTCATGCACTACAGCTTTTTTCTTTGATTCGACAATCTGGTCAATTAAGAAAAATGGATTGTCTGTTACAGGTCGGAAAGTATAGGTAGGGAAGTTATCAGTAAGCACATCCATACTAGGCAACTGCCCGTACTTAGAGTTATGCTCACATAAGAACTGCCAAATCCTTTGCTCTAACGCATTGGTAAACCAATCATCTTGAACACCGCGTTCAAACATTGGTGTTAAATCTTGGTCTTGTATAGCCCGATTAATTAATTCTGTTTCGTAATTCATATTATTCCTTAAAGGTCTATGCCCCAGTGACCATACATCAATTGGTTCTCTGGGTCAAGTACTCCGATTACTTCTGGTCTGTATGGCAGGTCTGCCACTAACTTCTGTGGTGATTTATAGTATGCGAATCCTCGGAATGGGTTTAGCCCAGCCCTATCTAATTCGTTGTACATGATTTCTAGTTCAGCATAATCGTGCTCAAAAGATACCAGTTCTAAAGTAACCATTCGGTTAGTAGTAAACTGGTATAACTTATTAAGCATAAATTTGTCATACTGGTGCTCTGTCTTAACAACTGGGAAGAACTTAAACTTCTTCTCTATGTGCTGCTTTTTTACAAACACAAGTTCCTCAGCAACTAACACACGTTTTGGTGCGTTGTTACTAATATCCCCTTTGTACATTTTTAACAGACCTCTATTTTTCCGTACTTAATAATAAAGTTACGAAAAGCCTCTGCTGACTCCTGTGCTTTATCAGCATCCTCTGGGGTACAGCGAGTTGATATCTCTAATGGGTAAGTTCCCTTGTTACTATCAACACGAGCTTTTACAAACTTTACATGTTTACAAGTACTTCTACCATTGAACCCTGGGCACGTACAAATAAATTCTTTATCCTTTGTAGTGCTTACTTCGTAGATTCCAGGACCTGGCTCCATAGATTGGCTAAGGAACATCTGTACTACACGTGTGTCTTTCATTGTACCCTCCATCATCGTCGCAAGTCTCCATTGGTAGATTGTAGTTCAATAATTGCAAAAGCCTCACGTATGAAACTTTCAGTGGCGTTACCATATGCTGCATCCCAAGCGTCTACTGCAAGGTTTGTAGTAATAATAGTTGGTAAACCGTTATTAAACCTAGTGCGTAGTAGATGGTGTAGCATAGAACGCTGCCACCCTGTACCAGATGTATGCTCTTTACCCACGTCATCAATCACTAAGACGCGTATGTTATAAGCATCATCTTTGCACTCACCGTGCATACCTAAGAACAGACGTTCCTGCTCATCGGTATGTTCACCCATTAGAGCACCTTTTAAGTCAATGATATCATTAAATGTGGCAAAGTAACATGGAGTCACGAGCGCTTTATTTGTATCTACTGAAAAAGCATCTAATGGAAACGTCCTAACCATCTCTTGAATAATGGATAAAGCAAACGTAGTTTTACCATGACCTGGTTCACCTACAAGAAGTAAACCTTTACCGCAGGTTTTCTTTCCTTCGGCACGAATCACAGAACCATCACGCACTTTATCAATCCAAGCTTTAGCAAGTGACATATCGCCTTTGGTTATTTCTTTGCAGTCTGATAGTTCCCAGCCCATACGTGCTTTAGGAACTCCAGCAACCTGTACCCAAGAACGCCTGCGTACAGGAAGTTCATCTGTCTTAATCATTCTTCTTCTCCTGGGCGTTACGTATATAAGCGTTTATCTTATCCATAGTTTCTCTGGTAAGACCAGCCGCGCGCATTTGACTATCGCGCTCTTGCTCTTCAGCAATACGTAGCGCTTCATCTTTCATGTTACTCATACAACCACTCCTGTGACTTCTTAGCAGATGCCTTTGCATCCTCTAACTGTTCTTCGGTACGAACCATTCCCCTAGCCTGAGTTAGGTAATCTGGAGAACGCTTAATAAACATCTTCCATAGTATTTCGCCGTTGTCGTATTTGTCCAAATCGACTGTAGAAAAAAACATATCTAGAAGGATTAATTCAATCTCACCGTTGGTATCGTGTTGTTTCCTAAACGTACCCAGAGCCTGACTAAATCGGCTACCTCTAACTGACCAGGGTTTGATATGCCACTTGGCTTGGATACGAGAACCAAACTCATAGGCAACATCGCTACACGTCCATTGTGATGGATGAATATCCTGCCGCTTGATTAACTTCTCTGTTCGTGCTTCTTCTTTAGCCGCATCGTATTCGGCTTTCTTAAACTTCTGTGCCTGAGCCCGTTCTTCTAACTTGTCGCTAGAGACGTTGGTCTCAAAGAGTCCACCCCATGACATATCCGCTACCTCCAATTCTACTTTCTCGAAAACTTCTTCACGGGGTCCCCCCGTGTATTCCTTACTAATTAAGCTACTTATATAACTAGTACTAGTTAGCTCACTCTGCTGTAACAGGGGGGTGGAAAATCCCTCTCCTGTGATGGACTTTACGGGAGGGGGAAAACCCCGCTCTTGTAAGTAGTCAATACCCTCAGATGTTACCCAACTTTCGGTCTGAAACCTGCCACCAATCTTACTGATATCTGTGGCAATAAACCCTATCTCTCGGAGTTCTTTTAGTACTCGTTTGAAGTAGTCCTCACCTTGCCTCTTAATGCCTCTAAAACGGCGTACAAGGGCAGGAGAGGTTGGGGGTACATCCTCGTACACACAGACGCTCAAAACGCCTGTAGCTTCCGCTGAAATCACTTTTTGAGTACCTTTGCAAACTCTTCAGCAAAGATACTAGCAATGATGCGTATTCCTTCATATAATGGGTCTTCATACACATCGTCTTCAGCTTCCTCATCTGAGTCAGAAAGTTTCTCAAATAATTTATTATTATCTTTGACAACCTTATCGATGATTTCCGCAACGTGTGGTCGAGGACGCTCAATCTTTTCTATAGTTTCTGATGGGCTTATCTCGACTAGACCGTTTGTGAGGTCAAACGCAGGTATACCCTGTTCTTTAGCGTTCGCTAGAGCGTTTACAGACTCATCATCTTCATCATCCCATAGGATAAAGAACGCTGCATTTTCATATACTTTAAGCGAGGTTCCAACTTCAACAGTTATCTTTTTATCTGTTAAGTATTGCTTAGCCCATACCTGTCCCTCAGACTGTTTATCCGATGAGATTAGGTGGAATACTACTTCTTTGTTGGCATAAATATAGTCGTCAATCAGGGCTTCTACGTTTTCCCTGCTCGTCTTACCATTGCCAATCACTACGATATTTTCGTACATGTTGTCTCCTTAGACGGTTAGGAGACTTATACTACATCAAGATTTTTAGTCGTCAAATCGGTATGTAGATTTTACTTGTAGTACGAGTACGTAACGGTGTAGTTGATGCCTCTACCAGTTGATGTTCTATCATGGTTAAGAACACCCGCAGTTGAAGCACTATCGTCATAAACAGTGGTTGAGTTAGCTACTGCTCCGTATGAATAAAGCATAGAAGCTGTACTCCTCCATAAACCAACGTAGTACGTGCTTCCTGCTGTAACAGGAAGGTTAACTCCAGTAAATGTTTTAACTACTGGAGATGCTGAACTTGCAACTGAACTTGAGCCACCTTGATACAAAACAGAACCAATAGTATCATTAGTCCAGATAGAAGGTTTAACAGTAACCGATGAACTACTTCCAGCGATACTTAGTGTCATAGAATCAACTGTATAATTTACTGCACCATTAACAATAGGCACTACAAATGTAGAGGCTAACTCTTGACCAGAAGATAGTGTTAATGTTCCAACACTTCCAGAACCACCTGAACTATATGTTGCCGTGTATTTATTACGAATAGTTATTGAATACGAGTTAGATGTGTATGCTTGGTAGTATACTGAGCCATCATATACACCACGAATATACGTGTACACAACTGTTGTAGGTGTCCAAGGAATTTGAACTGCTCCGTTGACATCTGTAGTAGCACTTCCAATAGATTCCCAAGTTGCTGACGTTGAATTATAGGCTTCGAATCTAATTGTTTCACCAGACAGAGGTGTGTTTGTTGTAGGTAGAGCCAGTGATGCCTTGTAGTACATTGTACTTCCTACATTAAATATGTAAGATGAAACATTAGAACCATCTACTAGGTTTTGAGTTATTACTGGTTGTCCCTGGTTTAGTACATAACTTCCATTTGTTGATGATGTTTGGTATGCATTGTATCCAGTGTAAGTTGCTTGGAATCCGTTGTTAGTTCCAGGGAATCCAATATTAGGAATAGACCAGGCACCAGTAGTTGTGTTAACTGACGTGGATGTAGGTGAAGATGATGTCCAAGCTACACCTACTGAGCCACCAGTAGGAACTGGGGATACTGTACCAGAAATAGTTACTAATGAAGGATACGTAGCAGTTGTTGCTGACGCAGTAATGGTCGTGTAAATAGGTTGTACTGGGGTTGTACCACTTGCTGTTGCAGATGCTGAAGAGTACCCTAAACCATTTCTAGCAGAGACTCGGTAGTAGTATGTTGTTAGTTGAGACGTAGTAACATCTGTGTACGAAACTCCAGTAACCGTGCTCGATACTGTAACAAGGTTTGTAGTAAACCCACTATCTGTAGCACGTTCAATCTTGTAATCAATAACGGGGTTTGCAGCGTTGTTAGTGGTAGATGCAGTCCAGTTTAGGTATACAGTATTGTATGCTGATGCGTTAACTGTAAATCCAGATGGAGCAGTAGGTACAGCGTACGTAGTAATTGCTGTTCCTGATACTGAGGATGATGTTAACTGACCGTTTGTACCAGTAAGTTTGTAGTAGTACGTGGTTCCAGCAGATACTGTTGTATCAGTTATTGGTAAGGTTGCAGTAGTAGTTGTGCTTGTCCAAAGACCATTAGTTGTTCCACGCTCAACTGTCCAGGTTGTAATTGCTGGGTTACTGATGTAAACAGGAGCAGCAATATTAATAGCAGTTGTTGATATAGAGCTATTGGTTAGTACTGGGTAACTCATAGGTGAAGTTAAGTAGTACGATTGAGTTGAGTTACTAATTACTGATGGACTAGATACCTGTGCATTATTAACAGTAAGTCTATAACGGTAATAAGTAGAACTTGAAAGGTATGGAGATATATATGTTGTACCTGTGATTGCAGATGTACCAGATACTGAAATTTGACCACCAGTTCCAGAACCATTAGTCCCATTAGATGTTACACGTATACTAGTAGAATTAACTTGTGTAATAGTTGTTTCATATGGGGTATTAAATATGTCATTTGAAAATCCAGATAGTATAACTTTTTGACCAACATTTAATCCAGCAGTACTAGTAAATCCAGAAATTGTATCGTAAAGTACAGGAGCTCCACCACTGTGGCTTATTGATAAACCTGTGTATGTAGTAGGCAAGGTTGACCAAGAGCCCCACGTTGAGTTATCTGTAGAAGATGATTGTTCAAGTAGGTAACTACTAATTGCTGGGTTAGAAGTTGGGGCACTCCAAGTAATAGTGATGCTATTAGCTTTAGCGGATGTCCCAGCAGCAGTTGGTGTTGTTGAGTTAGCGTAGTACGGTAGTATACTTGTACTGTAAGATGATGTTCCAATAATATTGGTTGCGTAAACTCTGTAGTAGTATACACTATTACTTGTTCCAACTGTATCTGTGTAAGTAGACGCAACTCCAGCAATACCAGTTGTAATGGTTGTCCAAGTAGAGCCGTCAGTTGAACGGTCAATGCCATAGTTAAGTACTGGAGTATTTGGATTTGTAACTGTAGAAGCAGTCCAAGTAATAACTGTATTGGACGCTGTTGCGATTGCTGATACGTTAGTAGGAGCATTAGGTACTGCGTTAGTAGTTACCGCGTATGATGCGCTAGAAGGAGAAGATGTTAACTGCGCGCTTGCTCCAGTAAGTCTGTAGTAATACGTAGTATTAAGAGCAACTGAACTATCAACTACTGGAAGAGCGTTAGTACTTACAACTGTAGACCACCCACTAGAACCAGTTAATGAGCGCTCAATTGTCCAAGTTGTAATTGCTGGGTTACTTACGTAACTAACTGTAGATATAGTTAGGTTCTTATCCGTATTATTTCTAGTAACATTAGGGGTTGTCATAGGTGACGTAATGTAGTAAGGCTGTATAGAGTTGCTTACTGCTGGTGTGCTTGATACTTGAGCGTTATTTGCTGTCAACTGGTACTTGTAGTATGTAGAAGTTAATGCTACAGACTCTGTGTAAGATGTTGCAGTAGGTGATGATAATGAAAGTGGTGCTGACCAAGAAGACCAGGTTACGTTATCTGTAGAAGTTGCTCTAACTAACGTGTAAGAACTTAGCGCTGGGTTTGAAGACGGAGCAGACCAAGTAACACTTAATTGATTAGCAGTATTAGCTATTGCACTAACAGTAGGTGTTACTGTAGCAATGTAATAATCTTGAACACCTGTGCTTGGTGTTGATGAGCCAATACCATTAACTGCAGTGACTCGATAGTAGTATGATGTACTGTTATTAACAGATGTATCCGTATACGAAGTAGCATTACCACTTACTGCAGTTGTAACTGTTGTCCATGTAGAGTTATTAGTTGAACGTTCAATTACGTAATTAACTACAGGGGTTGCAGCATTAGTAACTGTGGATGCTGTCCAGTAGACAGTAACGCTAGATGCTCCCGCAAGTGAGTAGACTCCAGATGGAGAACTAGGAACAGCGTAAGTAGTAATACCCGTTGATGATGCAGACGTTGATAGTATCTGACCATTATTTGCAGTAATTCTGTAGTAATAAGTTACGTTTTGAGAAACTGAAGAGTCAACATATGGCAGTGTAGAAGTAGACGCTGTTAATGTAGACCAACTACCAGAGCCAGTAAGTGAACGCTCTACCTTCCATGATGTAACTGTAGGATTACTTACAAACGAGCTGGAGGTAACTGAAATATTTACCGATGACGTTGATACATAAGTAGGTAGCGCAGTAGGAGTTGACAAGAAGTTTGCTAGAGTAGGTGCACTTTGGTTATAAGGTGTGTAAACAATTCCGTTGTAAGCACGTACTTGGTATTTATAATACGTGCTATTAGTTGTAGCAGTTGTATCATCATACGTAAGCGTTGTTCCAGATACACTAGTTAGGTCTGACCAATCACCAAAAGTTATACCATCTGTAGATGTTGCTCTTTGTATATAGTAGTTAGATATAGATGGGGCAGAAATACTTGGCGCAACCCAGTTGATTGTTATAGTTCCAGCAACACTTGCTTTAGCTGTAGCGGTTACAGCACCCATAGAACCAATAGCTGGGTCAATGCGTACTGCTGCAGATGTAGCACGGGAGCCAACAGAGTTACTTGCTGTAATCTCATATGTATACTGATTATTAGCAACAAGGTTAGAAACAGTAGTGGAACCAATAGAAGTAGTAGCGCCTGATGTAAGCGTAACTGTTCCAAATACAGAAGACTGCGTAAGTGTAAATGTTGCTACTGGGTTAGATGCACCCAATGAGGACCAACTAATTGTTACTACACCATTACCTGATGAGTTATAAGTAACAGCAGATAGACTTAATGATGGTGTCGTATCTAGGAAGTAAGGAAGTGCAGTAACAGGTGCAGGAGTTCCATAACGAATCTTATTCTGATTAGCCCAACTGTTAGTAACCCACGCAGTTGTAGTAGAAGCAACAGTAGGTGCTGTTGTAGCAATAGATGTACTAACTAGTTGACCTGTAGTAGCGCTAATGACATCTGGAACGTACGCAGTAAAACCAGCAGCAGTAACGCTGCTGATTAATGCTCCAGAAAGATTTGCAGCAGTATTTGTGGTAAGACCAGTAATAGTAACTGATTGTCCAGGCTTAAAGTTATGTGGGTCTTGAGTATTATAGGTGACTGCTTTACCGTCACTTCTAATAGAAACAGACGTAACAACTGCAGCAAGTGTTGCTGCCTCTACTGAGTTACGCATAATATAGACCGTCCGTAATTATTGATTTAAGTCTTCCAGCATTTGCTACACGGTTAATGTAATAGTGGCTTCTGCATGCATTTGGAATACCATTATATTCCCACATAGAGTCAATAGTCCCAGTATTGTCAGCATAATTATAGCCATCAAAAGTACCATCAAAATATGGCTTTAATGTATATCCAGATTCAAAAAGTACGTCATCAATATAATGAACTTCTGTGGATGCAGGAGATGCGATAGTTATGTTTAGCGTGGCTGATGTTGCTCCATTAGGAACCTTAGCGGTAAGGGAAACCCTAGTCCAAGACCCAACAACATTTGAAGTTGCGGTTCCATTAGTTGTATCACCAGTAGACCAATTTATTTGTGCATTAACAGTACGAGCAGTAGTCGCAGCGTACGTATAGAATGAGAACGTATAATAAACTTCTTGTAGAGTGCTTGTAGGGCTAGTTACTACAAATGCAGTATTAGTGCTAGTTATAGCTCCACCACTAATGGTACCCGCGTAAGTTGTCATAGTAATATTACTAGTAGAACTTGCGGTAACTTTTAATGCTCTAGGTCCAGATATGGATTGAGCAGTAGTACTAGTAATAGCCGCATTAGTTGCATACCAAAACTGTGTACCAGTTACAAGACCTGGAGCACCACTCTGAATTTCAAAAGATGGGTTAGTAATTAAATTAATTCTTTCAGCAACTACGTCAATATAATTTAACTTTACGTCTTCAAAGAATGTAGTAGAAACTACTTTACCGCCTGTTACAGACACTGGGGATGCTTGAGTTGCAGTAGATGTTGCTGGAATAGTGTACACAATAGAGTTAACAGCTGGAACAGATGATATAGCGTAAGGTCCACCATCATACGGAGCACCCAAACCAGAAACAGATACGTAGTTAGTTACGCTGCCAGTGTCAATAGTACTAAAGTTATGAGATGTTGATGTAACTAACTGTACTGTTGTGCTTGTTAATAACTGTCTAAGTACAGTGTCTAACCCGTGCTCAAACTGAATAGCATCAATGTACATTGGGATTGTAGTAGCATTAATACCAGTTATAGAAATCTGTGGTTCAACATATGAAGCATTAAGTGGGGCTACTGCTGAAACCTTTGCTGGCAACCAGGTTGAACTACCCGATGTAATACTTAATGCTGTACCACTGTTATTACTAATTGCATTCCCATGAATATCATACCAATATAAAGATAAAGTAATAGTAGGTGTAGCGGTTGCTCCAGCAAGATTTGCGTACAGGCTAAACGAGTAAGGTTTATTTTGCTCAACCTGTAACCAAGCAGTAGCAGCACCAGTTTTATCTGAGTTGTTAGGGCTAAACCATAGTTCAGTTCCTGAAGAAATATTTGCAGTAGTGCTTGCAGATAGAGTTATGACAGATGTACTAGAATTAACACCAATTACTTGAGTACCAAAAGGAATACCAGTACCCAGTACATAGTCATTAACTGCTGGAATTGTTCCAGACTTCATTGTTATAGTATTAGTCGGAAAACTAGCAAGTGCTGTTGTTTTTAGTTTTTTAGGACCTAAGTAAAGTTTAGCTGTAGTTGCTCCTGTACCAGCTAATACTTTACCCATCCCCGTTACTAGATTATAAGATGCTCTAATGGAAGCGCTAGATAACGCAGTGCTTGGTGCTTGATTAATTCTAAATGTAGTAGAAGACAGCACTGATGTAACAACAGTTCCAGGTTTAAAAACACCTGTTCCTCCGTATACAAATACCGCTGCACCAGTCTTTAAGTTAGTAGTATCTGTAACAGTAATTGTAGTACCAGAGCCAGAACCACCAGACATTACAAGTCCTTGGCTAGCGCTATATGCAGCATCAGAAAATGCAGCAATATTACCATCAATAGGTCCAGTGGATACTAGACTAGGATAAACCGTTTGGTCAGTAGTTGGGTACCAAAACCCTGTTCCATCTTCAAATGACGAGGAGCTATACTCGTGCATGTAATTTCTACCCTGAGTAAATGTTGAGTTATACCCAGTGTATGATTCAATTAGTGTACTAAGACCTGATTTAGAACCAGACGTTTGAAAAATTCTAACTATATTATTTAAAAGTACGCGTGCCTGAGCGACATCATTTACGTCCCTGTAGTCCCCACCAAACTGTTTAAGAAGCATTTTAATTAATTTCTCATCAGCTTTTAAGGTGTTTGTCATATAGAACACATCAGTTGCTTGAGTCTTATAGATATCTAATTGAAATGCAAATACCTTTAAAAAATCTAGTAAATCATTAACTACTACAGGCTTACCGTTTTTTATAACAGTTTTGTAGCTCCCCGATATATAGTATTTAGGTAAGTGGTTAGCGAGAAGAGTTGCTGTTCCTACATCTTTTACCATTACAGATGAGCCTTCAGCCACTTTATTCCAGTAGTAATCTGAAGGTACAAGAGAACCCGTAGTCAAACTATAATTTAAAAACAAAGAGTAGTAAACTCTATCTGAAGATGGCACTTTAGATGCCGCAGTTGTAGTTGGGTTAGTTGTTGTAGCAGTGCTGCCAAACGTGTCATAGATATGGTATCTTGCTGTGGTGCCGTAACTATTAGGCTCAGAGGTATCTGATGTAGTACCTAAAGAATAACTTGGGATAGTAACATAGTCATTAACTGAGAAGTTAGCACCACCAGACGCGATGGTTACAGCACCTCCAGTAGATACATTAAATGACGGGTTTTTTCCTACAGAAGAGTTTACAGGTACTCCAGAGATATTACTTTTAGCAGTTGTTGGAGAGGTTCCAGATATGCTAGTTGTTATAGTCTTAATTCCAGCAGCAGCAGATGCTCCTAGTGAACTAACAACAACAGTAATATCAGAAGCGGCTCCACCACCAATATTAGCAGCAGCCAAGGTTAGCGCGTTTCCTACTGTATAGCCTTCACCAGCACAGCTTAAAGATACTGATACAACAGCGCCAGTTCCACCAGCAGCTTTTCCTGTTCGTATTACATTGAAGGTAGCGCCGTTTCCAGAACCACCAGTGGCTGGTACGTTATAAAAATTCTTATAGTCAACAGTGTCATCATATGATACTGTTCCACCACCGCTGTAAGTAAATGTAGCAATAGGGTTTGCACCATAAACGCTAGCTACTTTAACTACATAGTTTTTATTAGTAAGGTCGTATACGGTCTCACCATCGTAAATATTTTGAGGGTACCCAGTGTATTTCTTAACAAGTCTAGCCTTATACCAAATGATATTATCAGGTACACTACTAATTCCAACATGAGTAACCCCGTAGTTATTAGGGCGTGCAGAAATAGTAGACTTTAGTGATGAAGAAATAATTGCGGGTACAGCCATTAGCTAATGCCACCTGCTGTAGTAACCTTGATATATGTAGATTCAAGAATAGGAACCTCATCAATATTACAGGATAAGTCTGTTACACCCCCAACAAGTGTAGGGGATGCAGACACTGTGTATTGCTTTTCATATCCTGTAATAGTTACATAAGCAACACCATCTATGCTTTTACAAGTAGAGTAAATATCTCCCTGCGTAATGATGTCATTGAAAACAACATTGTCATAACTAAATAGTGTGTATAGAGCCTCAGTAACTTGTGCCTGGACTATGGTTGGTTCGTACTGTGGAAGTACGTTCACAGTAACTGTAAGGTACGGGTAAACAGGGGTAAAGTCTTTAATTGCTAGACTCGTATTTGGTGGAACCTTAGTTGATAAGTAATTAAATACACTATTCTTTAAGTCATCACCAGAGGCGTATCCGCCAGCAGCTGCAATAAAAACAGTAACCTGTGTATAAACACTTGCTGCTGCAATAGCTTTAGATACACCATTAACATGAACTGCTAATTGAGCGTAGTCCTTTAGTGTGACTGCCCTGTTTAAAGACCTAAGTGCAAGCGGGGCGTTAACTCTAACTGAGGCTGTTGATTCAGAATCAGCTCCCCCACTAAATGCCGCAGCGTTTGTTACTTGTATGTCATTAACAGGCTGGTTATTTTTATCACTAATAACTACTGTAAGAGTATTTGGAAGAATGTTTCCTAGACTTCCAGGGGTATCAGTGTATCGATACGTAACGTTTATAGCAGTGCCATTAGGAGGGACTCGTCCAGAAACACCATCACCAAACTGAATGTTAGTAATACCAGTTCCATCTGTGTATATTGAAAATACTGGGTCGTCAGCATTGTAGTCAAGGAGATGGTCTACTTTTTGGTAAAGAATATTTCCAGCATATACATAGAATGTACTATTGGTTAAAACGCCTGGGTGTGCAAGTGGAAAAGTTTGGTATGCATCCCCAGTTGAAGTTCCTACTAACTCGTTGTAAACAGTAACACCTTGAGTAACTGTGCCAGGTGCAGTACCATAAGTAGACCCAGAAGCAGCAGAAATAGTTACATCGCTATTAAGTTCAAAAGTAATCTGTGTGTTAGTTCCATCTGCGGTAGTAGAAAACAATGTTCCAGCTTTTACAACAGCCGCAGAAGTAGCCGAGTTTGTCAGAGTAACAGAACCAGTAGATGGTGAGACATCACTTGGTGTATAGTTTAATAGCTGTGCAAGTCTAAGAACAGTTTCTCGCTGGGTAGATGAATCAATAAATGACTCGTTAGCAGCGCGGTCAATATAGTAGTTTAATAGGTCACCCATGTAAGCAAATAACTCAACAAGAACGATACCAAAATCAGTCGCATCTCTAGAAACCCATTGTGGAGCAAAATTAGGAATGGTAGCTATTAAATCATCTCTAATTGATGAGTAGTCTCTAGACGTGTAGTCCACTTGTGGGACGTATAGCGGGTCAGCCATTATAGAACCTCGATTATTTCTCCAGCTGGGGTAAGTGATTCCTTAACTATTTTAACAGAATCTACCTCTCCAGTTGGAACTTGATAGATAATATTTAGGGATACAGTAGCCAGAGTACTATCGTAAAAAGCTTCAATATCTTTAAGCGTTAGTTCTGGTGCCCATATTACAAATGCTTCAGATATTGCTGCTTTAGCCGAAAGAATGGCTTCAGTATTTCCCTCAAATAGTAACGAATTTATATTTGCGCCAAAACTATGGTACCAAATACGCTCATTTATATCTATGGATAATAAGCTAAGTACCTTATTTTTCCATACTTTATGGTCAGTATCAGCGATATAGCCGACCCGCCCGCTACTACTAATATCAAATGGAAGGTCAATAACAGTAGTAGTTAGTGGTAAATTATTACTTATACCAAATGTAGCCATTAGAACGCTCCTAGCCATAGTGGGAAATTAGGGTCTCCGCCTTCAAACATTACCCAGCAACCATCTCCAGGAGTTGGGAGAAACCCGCCGAGTAAGTTTGCAGAAACTGTAAAGGATGGGGTAGTAGGTTGATAGGGTGGACCTGGTTGTTCATCTGCGTATAATAACCTTGTGGTGGTAGCACTATTTATATTCCATGCCCATTGCAAAATATCTCCAGTGCTAATAGGTAGCACATAATTCCACGAAGCCACAGTGCGCTGGCTTTTGGCAGACACCATGATTTGCCCAACAGAATCACTTACAGGACTACCATTTTGTAGCATCCAAAGGTCAACAGTCATTGAGGAGTTACCACTAATATCTGAGTCTATTTGAGCAGAAATCTGAATGTTGTATACACCTGGATAATCAAAGGTAATGCCTGATGTATTGTCTGGAACAATTTTGCTTGTTGCCCCCGTAAGTGCTACTGGAGTAGTTGCTGGGTTGACTAAGTTAACTCCATAAGCAGTTTCTTTAGTATTCAGTCCAATAATATAATTAGATGTAGTGCTAGAAATAGTTTGAGTAGACGTACTAACAAAAGAACCATAAGGAACCTTTGAGTTTTCAGGAACGCCAATAATAGGAAATGCCCAATTAGTTACAGCGGAGCCTAAAATCTGTGGTACCTGTAATTTAATTCTTCCCAAATTTTCTGGGTCATTAATATCAGCAACAACACCACGATAGATGCCGTAGAACCTCTTGTCCCAGTGTTCTAAATTACCGTACACCTTGAGCCCTCAATCTATCTAGAGTAGCTTGGTTAATATCAGACTTAGAAACATACTTGTTATTATCTGATGAGATATCTCCACTAGCTTGCCATATCCAAGGTACTTTTCCAGTAGTTGGTTGTGGTCTATTATTAGTACTACCAAAACCTTCATTACTATATACAGTGTTTCCATCAGTTAAAACAGAGTTTTCATTAGCTACTTTGTTTATAACTCCTGGGATTATACTTCTAATCTGAATAACATCAGGAACATCTATTACTTGACCGTCACTCCATACATTTGCTGAACCAATAGAGTCAGTTCCAACCTGAAGTACGGTTGTGTATCTAAGAATATTTGGCTGAGTCTCAATAACTCTATGATTAACAGACATAACAATCCAGTATCCAGAGTAATCAGTTCCAATACCAGACAGGTACACAGGACTATCTGGATATATATCAGAAGTACCTACAACCTCTACTTCTGCGCGGTACGGGAAACGATTGCGTTGGTCAATAGCATATGCTTCATACGCCGCTGGGTTGTAGCCAGGGGCTACTGTTTCCGTAGCAAAACTGTCGAAAAACTCTGGGGTTGATATGTTTCTAATGGACTCTGGTCGTATTTTATTAGTTATAATATTTACTTCTTTGGTAACTGGGTCAACACCACCTACTTGACCAGCAGATTTATAAGCGTCTACATACTGAACGCTTTCACCAAGAATCATTTTAAATGTATACAAGGTTGAACCCTTTGGGTCGTTAGCCTCACGCATAACAAATGAAGGGGCATTATTACGTGTAGCTGTGTACGCAGTAGTTAGTGGCTCAAAGTAAATAGCCGTATTTTTAATTCTAAACGTATACCCGCACTGCTTAGCAAGCCTGGTAATAACTTCAAGGTCCGTGTGCCCAGTCTGTGCTACCTGTGGATAAACACGTGGGTGGTCAGTAACAAACGCAGAGAAGTTATGTTCCGCAGCAATCTGGCGTACAATATCTGAAGCAGTCATATTGCTAAACACTCTTTGACGTGCTTGCTTTAGTTTATATGATGCGCCAATTAATGATATTTCTACAAACTGTTTACCAGGGCTAATGTCTGGTTTAATATCATGAATGTAACCAACAAAATCTCTAGCACCATTAGAACTTCTAAGGTTAACTTTTACAGGTTCACCAGGTCTAATATGATTGTACCTAACATCCCAATCCCTGAATTTAACAACAGCCATCTCATGGGCATACCTATTTAGATTTAAATAAAAATAGGAAAGCCGCTGAGGTGGGTTCTCAGCTAAAGGAAATTCAATAGATACGTAGTTAAACACTAGGTATCCTAAGCATTGTTCCAGATGGAATATTTATAAAGTCAACAATCTCTGGGTTGTACTCAACAATAGCCCACCATAGGTCTGGTCGTTTCATGTATCTATCAGCAAGTCCCCAAAGAGTTTCTCCAGGGATATAGCTGTGCGTAAAGAAAGAAATAGACGCTAAAGAGTCAGGTGAGTAGAACACAATAGGGGTTGTAGATTGGTACTCTTTTTTATTAAAGTAATCTACTGTTGAATCTTCGTAACGAGAACCAGAATAAATAGGCATTACTTACTCGACAATCCTGCAGTAGCCATAAGGTTAAACTGCAAACCAACATCAGTTCGGATAGGAATCATATCTTTTGAAAACGCCATATGATTGATACTTATATTATTTACATATCCAAGATAACTTAATGGACCGATATCAATCTTTAAAAGAGTAGGGCTTAAGAAACCGATATCAGAACTATTTTTACCAGTAGCGAGGTTAGTCCAACCAGGACCATTAATAGCTTTGTATAGGTACTCAAGGTCAGCAATGGTTCCATATTTTTGAAGGTCTTGAATCTTATCAACTACGTCATCTCCAAAACCGTAATCAAAAGCAGAAGCTGCTGAGTAATAACCTGTGTACTCTTTTGCTAGTTTGTCATAAGTAGTTATTTCACCAGAAGCTTTTGGGATATGCGACGTAGACTTAATACATGCAAAATCATTAGTTCTATCAAGTCTAAGAGTAAATGTTAAGTACTCACCGCTTGGGAACGCTCCAACTACATTAACAAACTGGTCAGCAAACGAGGGAGTAATATCCATATTAACAGACACTGATGTGTTAATTTCATTAGGGTTCCACAAGAACTGAAAACCATAACGTGGGTCCTTAGAGTGGTCTTCACCATTCTTAGACTTAACCCCAGTGTTGTACGTATTGTAATCTACTTTAGTAGTATCTACACGAGAGTACCAATAAATGCGACCGCGGCGGTACTTTGATTTAGAGCCTAGAGAAAACGCTTCGCTGTTTACTACAAGGCTATCCATATCATGTGGCTCAACTGGTAGGCTCCACTGATGAGGGGGTAGGTTCCACCTGTACCCATTAAGACCTATACCAGTTGGTATAACAATAGGTTTATTAGGATTTGCAACAGGAGGAGTATTAACCTTGTGCTTTACCTTATCCGTTTTACTTTTTGGGTCTTTCTTAGGCGGTGTTGGTTTAGGACCTGGGCTAGGCGTAGGTACAACTTTATCCTTTACAGTAATCCTTTTACTTTTTGTACCTGTAGTTGCGCCACCAGTTCTAGCAGCGCCTGTAGTTTTAAATGTCATTTTGTAGCCGCCGATATCATCGCAGTAGTTATTGCAGAGCCAAAAGAGTATGGGTCTGTTCCTGGAGGCGCTGATACATTTACAGTAATTGCTCCAGTAAAAATAGGTGAGGACGTAACACTGCCCGTAGGAACAGAGTTATCAGACGTTCCTGGCATACTGTCTATGTTTGCACCAGTAGCAAGAAGAGCCGCACCAATAGCAACTCCACCACCAATTTTTCCTATTAAACCAGCTTTTTTAGCCCCACCTAGTTTTTCAATAAGTTTATTCATACCGTTACTCTTATTAAGACCAGAGAAATTACCAGATGAATTAAGTAGAGCATCAGTGAGCATGTTACCAGCACCGCCACGTACACCACCAAATACTTCAAAACCAGTAAGCGCTGCTTGAGCACCCTTAATAGCAGTTCCAATTCCAGGAGTACTTTGTGCATTAGATACTAAATCGTAAAGCCCTGGAATTATATCCCTGTTTACTGCATTAGTTCCAGCATTGGTAGCATTGGTGTAAGACTGTAGCAACCCAAGTTCCTTAGGGTATGTTCCAACAAGAGTTGCTAAAGTATCTGTCATTCCACCAGTCTTCATAAGACCTGCTTTAGTTCCAGATGTTGAAAGGTTAGTACCACCGCTATTAGCCATTTGCACAAGACCTGCTATAACGGTTGCCCTTAAGTTTTCATCACCACCAAAGTACTGGTCAAGAATGCTATCTAACGCATTACCCGACATTGCAGATACTGCAATCATTTGAGGCGTAACTTTTCCTGCAGCATTTTTAAGTAAGTTATAAATCTGTTGGATAATGTCTGGCAGGTCATTCATATTTCCGCTAGAGCCACGTACGTTAACGCCAATCATTTTAAGCAAGTTAACTCTTCTAGCTTGGTTAAGGCTAGCCATGGCACCCATACCACCAGTAATACCAATACCTGGAGATAAGTTAGAGGCAAGTGCAGCGCCACCCATAATTCCACCAAAGCTGGAATTAGCACCAAAGTTACTAAGACCTGGCATAAGACCCATTCCAGCACCATAGTTTTGTGCTTGAACGGAATCAAAAGCACTAGTTGGGGAGCCTAATGCACTTACGCCTCTTTGTTTTTGATAAGCATTAATTAAATAGTTATGACCACTTATACCCGATTCACCATAAAACATTTGGCGAGAGCCAAGCATCTCAAGATTCATCGCTTCTTCAGCAGTGGGCAACAAGCCCATAGCGGCAATTACTCCTTGACCAGCAGTTTTAAGAAATCCTTTTGCTAGTACATTACGAGTATTACGCACAGCAGGGTCAGTGTAATCTGGTGCGCTTCCTGCCATCATTGCGGATATAGGTCCACCAGCAGATGCAGAGGCTGGTGTTGTTACTGGACTAGAGCTACTTCCTCCTCCACCAGCACTAGTGCCTAGCCTACTTAATGCAGCAGTGAGTGCATTAACTTTGGCTAAAATAGAGTCTAAAATACCACCTGGGTCAGCCATTATAGGTTCCTCGTAGCCCTTTCAATCCAATTAATTCTTTCTCTATGCGAGAGTGAGCGTATATCGCCCAGAGACCAATTAAATAGTCGAATTAGTACTTCATAGTGGTCCATTAAATTTACATAGTCTTCGTCATTAAAAACGAAATAAGTCAGCAAGACTTAGTGGAACAAACGTATCTTTCCCACATGCCTTGCAAGCCTTTGACACCTCCCCAAGGCGTGGACCAGGTGCTCTGCTGTACAGCTCTGTGATTAGAGTTTCACGGTCAGAAATACCTAGCTCTAAGGCAGTTGTTCTACCCATAGAAACAGAACCATCAACAGAATTTATACATCCCGCTAGAGCGATTGTTATAAGTTCAGAAGGTGTCTTGTTTTCTGCCTGTAGTAGTTTCTTTTGTGTGATGCCATTTGGTAGACCAAGTTCAACTTCTCCAGCTTTTACCTTTACAGAGAAAACTCTGTCAGTAATTGGATTATCTAGTTCTGATACTGGAATATCATTCTCAATATCAATTTCCCAAATATCTCCAGTACCACAGTTTTGGCAAGCAGATGGTTGCTTAATAATATTACCGAATGTTACTCGTCTAATTCCTAGTAAAATTGCATCTCTATCACCAGCCAGTAGTGAGTCAAAATCAGAAGTAGTTACGGGTTCCCCACCTATATTTACTAGACCCCTAGACAAAGCAGTTTGTAGCACCCCGTATAGTGAACCCGCTTTAGAAAGCGCTTCCTCATCAGCCCCAGTTAATTCTTTAACCTCAGCATACTTATATAAAACTCCATTAAAGTCTATAAATCCGCCTGGTAAGTATACTTCAGAACTAGGAGGTAGTAACGTTTCAACTTCTTTAGAAGCTTCACTAGTGTCTATAGATTCTACTAATCTATTTACTACATCTGGGTTAGTTATTTCAGCCATATTATTTTCCTTATTGTTTTAGTTATTAGAATTGATTTCCTGGGTTGTAACTATCGTTTGCTTTACCATCACCATTTACAAACAGAACTGATAAACCTTCGTGCGCGAGTGTGATTCCTTCTACCATAAGAGTGTTCTGAGTTGCGTCTAAGTCGGAGTAACCAATCGCAGAAATCCAAGCATTCTTAACCAAAAACGCCATTCTTGGTGTGTTTGTAGTAGAGTCGGCGTTAGGGTGGTCCATAACTTCAATTTTTACGTCACAACGGAACTGGGCTGTTGTACTTCCTGGTAGTGTGTCTACGTTAAGACCTTCACCAGCAGAGGCAGCAAAAATTCCGCGCATCCATGTAATTGCTTGGTCATTACCAAAAAGTACACCTCTTGAAAGAGTAATGTCATTAAAACGTGTCATTCCTGGAACCTTATGTGATGTGGTGTTGTAGCCACCTTCACGATAAGCAATAGGGTCATTAATAATACCTAGACCAGAAATAGAAGTAAAGCCTCCAGTAAAGCCACCCTTTGTATTAGTAGTAATTCTACTATCAAAAGGCTTAGCCTGAATAAAGTCAACCTTAAATCTAAACGCGCGTAACGGGTCAGAGATAATACTTCCTCTGTCGTCAATTGTATTAATTGCCATTTTTTATTGTCTCCTTAAATAGACGCGGTTACAGTCGAGCTTCCATCAAGCTGACCAATTCGGATAATTACAAACTCTGCTGGCTTCTGAGTAGCAATACCAACTTCAACGTGAAGTTCTCCAGAGCCAATTGAACCTGGAGTGTTATTGCTGCTATCACACTTTACGTAGAAAGCTTGGCTAGCAGTATTTCCAACAAGACCACCATTACGCCAGAAGTCAGTTAAGAACTTACTAACAACACCGCTGACTGTATTCCATAGCGCTTGGTTATTAGGAGCAAACACAGCAAACTGTGTAAGGTCCTTAAGCGCGGAACCAACGTAACTAATGGTTCTGCGGGTTGGGATATAGCGTAGAGTGAAATCTGTGCTAAGTGTTCTAGCACCCATTACACAGAAGCCAGAACCTGGAACGTAACGAATAATATTTAGGTTACTGCTATAAGAATTAACACTAGTAAAGTCAGTATTGCTTAGTGGGATAACATTTACAGCAGACTTAATACGTGCGTCAACACCAGCAGGTGCTTTAAATACGCCTCTTCTAGAGTCCGTATCTGTATACAACGCTGCTACTGCTCCACCTGGGGCTACAAATACTGTGTTTCCAGTAGTAGATGCTGGGTCAGCAATAGCAATATTAGGGTAATATGCAGCAGCATAATCTACGTTACCTGTGTAAGATGCAATACCAATATCTTGCTTGGTGCTAAGAACATCGTCTAGAGTAGCTGAGTACTCAGCATCAATGACAACAAATGAGTCTTTACGACCACTTGCATAACTAATAAGCTGATTAATATCAAGGGTGTAAGAGTTATTAGCCCAGTTGATAATAAGAGGTGTAGTAACTGAGTCTAATCTGGGCACTAGTACCGCTCTGTCTCTAACGGTAGAACCACTTGAACCAGCAGTAGCAGATGATTGTGATGCAGCGCTTGTAACAGCGCCAATCTTTACAGCAACTGGAGTATTTGTAAACCCTCCAGTATTCCAAGAGAATGAGCCGTTTGTTCCAGAAACTGCCTTAGAGTCAGAGGTATTCCCCCAAGTACCCGTGAAAGCAGGAAGTCTGTAAACCCCGCTACCAATAGAACCTTGGTCAGCTACGTCAATCCATAATGAACTAACTTGGTTAAGGAAGTATCGGCTATTTGCTGGGTCCATGCTAAGTTGTAGGAATCTTTCCACAACGTTTGCATCTTTTAGAGAATCAGAAGTAGATACAGAGTTTGAGAAGTACACAGTAAGGTCAAAGAAACCTGGAGTACTATTTGGAGTGATTCCTACCCATACACTATTACCCCATACTCCATGGTCTTTTGCACTAATTTTTAGGGCATCGGTAGGGCTTTGACCGCCACCAGTTAATACTACTGGGTTTCCTGAGGAGTAAGTAGTCGTGCTTGTTGCAACAGCCGCTGCTGGTGAATAGTACAAAGATAATGTCTTCTTGTCTGAAGATACAGAAGAAACAACCCATGTCTTACCATTAAGACCTACGTAATCAGAATCTGTTACACCAGAGATGGAAGCAGTATTACCAGCAGAGAATGCAGTAAATACTGCGGATGCCGATGTAATAGTTACTACTTTATTTCCAAAATTAGTGGCGGAAGCATCAAAACTGAGGCTTCCACTAAGAGATGTAGAAAGGTTACTATCTCTAATTGTGGTAGATGCTTTTACAGCACTTGGGCTAACATCTCGAACAATGTATGCCTGGCTACCGCCGTTATCAAAGAATGTCTTAACAGCATACTTAAGGTCTTTGTTATTTGACGCAGTAATAGATGTTGCAGTACCAGTAGACACAGGCGCTTGATTAAGCTTAATAGTTGTTGAGTCAACGATAGCAGCGACTACTGTTGGAGAAATTGTTGATAGCGCTGCACCAGCAGCACCTACAAGAGTAAGTACTGAGCCCACGTATAGACCAGTAGTGTCTTTAACTGTAACATTTGTAGTCGAGTTAGAAATTGCAATAGTAGAATTACCAGCAGTAGGTAATAGCGTGATTTGTGGAATACCAGTCCAAGTATTGACGTTGCTGCCAAAACTAAACGTGTTAATAAAATCAGACCAGCTAGAAACTAGTGTGGGAACAGCAACAACATTGTTACCAACAAGAGTGGTAGGTCCTCTATCTGCATACCCAATAAAAGCAGCAGTTGATGGTGTGGCTGTATTAACTACAGGTACAGTTGGTGACAACGAGTCCTCGATGTACACTCCAGGCTTATTATATGGCTGAGCCATTATTTCTCCTTAATTGTTAGGTTATAAATATTAAACAGCTTGTTTGTCTGCGGGTATCGTTGTAGTCCATGGGACTTTTGCACCATCGTTATTTATTGAAACAGACTGTGTTATTGCCGTAAGAACTGATGAACTACTCATCTCACTTACAACAGTTATTGTGTAGATATTGCGAAGAAGGCGCTTGTTTCCGTTCTCACCTTCAGCGCGGTCCAGTTTTGTGAAGTCTCCCAAAAACATATGTCGTTGAGAAACACTAGTACCTAAATCATTAGGAACTGGTAAGAACCCACGGAATCCTGGGAACTTATTCATTAACTGGAGAGCTAGTGCTCTGTCATGCCTAGGATGACGAGAGTATGATGTTACTTGATATACCAGGTCGTAAGGCACTGGGTACTCATAGCCGTACAAACTAGAACTGCTATTTGCACTGGTACCCTGGCTATCGGAATCGTAGTAGTAACCAGAGTGGGCACGTTCCATAGACTGGCGAATGTCCATTAGTTCAATAGTAATAAATGGAAAACTCTGACTACGGATTTCAACGTCTGGGTAGCCAAACCATACTCCTACGGAGCGTGGGTTGCTTTTCTCATCCGAAACTGTTAATCCAGATAGGTAAGCCTTAAGAGCAGCATCTTCAGCTAAAATAAAAGTCATTATTCCACCTTGCTTATGCTAGGTGCAGTGTTAGGAGAGAGTGCGTGGTAGACTGCGTTTATAGTTGCCTCTGATACTACGTCATCTACTACTTCTTTAAATTTACGTAAAACATAAGTAGCTGGTTGACCAGGCTTACCATATTCTAAATCATTTACTTTAGTTTTGATGTCAGCAGGTATGCGTAAATCAGGAGCACCTTCGTTTATTTCTACAGAAATCTTTCTAACAATATCTGGAGACCAACTTGCACCTAGGGCAATATTGACAAAAGCTGCGTTAAGATATTTTCTTTTTGCATCAATGTAATCGCTAAAGTAAGTCACTATTTACCCCTGCGCCACAGTATGCCTGCCAAGACTCCAACCCATACGCCCTTTGGCTGCGGATTGCCATAGACAATACCGCGATAGAACTCATTAGAGTCCGCCTGAGATACTTTGTTCTCGGACACGCAAATCTCCTTGGGTGGAGTAGAGCAACTGGGTAGCAAGGGTTCTTGACTTAGTTCCTGCAGTGGAACTACTACAATAGTAAATGAAAAAGCCCCCTTTCGGGGGCTTAAATCATATTAGTTTTTACTTTTTACCTTTAACCTTTTTAGCCAAGGCAGCATCTTTCTTAATATCAGCAGATTTAGACATAGGCTTCTTGTCCATTTTCTTATCTTCTTTAGCAAACTTAGCCTTCTGAGCAGGGGACATACCCTTCATTGCTTTGGCATCTTGCTTCTTATCAGCCTTTTTATCGCATGCACCTGAGTGTGACTTATTGCACTTATTGCACTTGGTGGCTGGCTTGCAGGCACATTTTGCCTTGCCGCATTTCTTACACATATCTCTCCTAGCCAGCGTAATACTGGAATTGTGGGTCATTAACGAGTTCTTCAGGCATAATCTGCTGACAATCAAAAGTAAGCAGAGTATATCTCTCACTAATAATACCAGCATAATTGTTCTTAAGCGCGCGATAAACTTGACTTTTCCAAACAATTCTGTCTCTATTTAGAGGGTCTGGATTCTCACTGTTTAATGGGTCTAATTTATATAGCATTTCTGGGATAAGGTCAATAAGCACATCATGGTCAATAGTTAGGTGCAACCTATCCGAGTTGTAGAAACCCTGCTGAACCATGTTAGTTGAGCCTTGACCAAGCACTGCCCTAATTACAGGAATCTTAACAGGCTCTAGCCACTTACGACCACCACTACCATCATAGGTTAGAGAGCCAACATCATAAATTGGGTCAATTTGGGTAGATGTTGAATCAGCATTATTGTGTGGTTTCCAAACATACCAGTCAATAGTAGTACCTACTGGATTAGTTAAGTCTTTAGTAATAGCATCATGTATTTCCCCAGTTTCCCAATCAGAAGAAAAACGACCACCAGGGGTATAAGGTCTACTCATTACTTCACCTGCAAACTAGTGCGGTCAATCATAATTCCACGACAACAAGCCGCGTAGTCTTCACAGTCCTGAGTTGGACAACCTGTTCTACATGCCATTACGACCACGTTCCAAGCGATGTTACTGTGTCTGCTCCCAGTTCGGTCAGAGATGCATAACTTTCTCGGTTAATTGTCATAGTTGTACCGTTCACAGTCGTTGTACCTATTTTTGGCTGGAAGTAAGAACCTGTTGAACCTGTACGCAAGATTCCAGTGAACCTTATTTGGAAGACATGGTTCGTGTTGGAAGCGGCAGTTGTTCCACCATTCTGGCTCATGTTAGTAGTGGTGTTAACGAAGGCACCAAAGAAGTTAGTGTTCAACCAGTTACCAGCTGCGGTTGTACCAATAAGTCCTGAATGTTCTTGTATGAAATTGAAGTTAGCAGCAGCATTACCACCAATGGTTATGCGTAGACCAATTGTTGTAGCAGTCGTGTGAACAAAAGAACCAGTCAAGAGATAATCAACAAAGTAGGTCTTGTTATTTGCAACCGTCACACCATTGGTCAAACCAAATGGGTCAACAGGCACGTTTGCCGATAGTGTTCCCGATGTGTAACTTGATGTTGGTGAATACCAAAAAGTTGGTGCAAAAGCATTACTAGTTAGTTTTGATGGGGTAATTGTTCCGTTACTAATGTTTGAGCCATTGAGAGCCGAAGCATCATTTAATAACGTACCAACACCTGAAGGTAAGGTCTGTGTTCCAATACCAGTACCAGTTCTTAAAACCTGAACTCCGCTTGTATTTCCAAATACAACCGAACCACTTGCTGAGCCTGATGTGCCAAATGTAAGGTTACCAGTGCCACTTATAACTATAGACCCTGTGGTAGCTGTTCCTGTAATACTAGCCGATGCCGCAGTAATAGTTCCAGAACCTAAACTAATAGAATTATTAGTAGGAGTTGCTGCGTTACTTAAATCATTTAATAATAGTGTACCTGTAGCTACTGGAAGGCTTACTGTAGCAGTAATACCAGTACTTCCAAATGTACCCGCTTGTAAGATAGTTGATGAACCAGTTTGAGTAGCCCAGAACTTTTGAGTTCCAATAACAGAACCGCTACCAAGTCCAAGAGCACTAGATGTAGCGCTAATAGTTGTAGCCGTTACAGAAGTTGCAGTTACAGTTGATGCAGTTACCGTATTGAATGATGCGCCCGCAGTAGAGTTACGAATAACTAACGCGTTATTAGTAGCAGCAGATGTAGCAGACACACCGCCCATTTGAATAGTAGTACCATTAACAGTTGTAGCGGTAACAGTAGTAGCAGTTAAACCATTGAATGTTGGGCTAGCGGAGGTTTGTATATCTTGAGTAAGACCAATATTAATCTGGGAACCTGTGGTGGTTACTGTAGCACCGTTACTTGTTGCAACAGTGACTGCGCCTGTAGCACCAGCAAAAGATAATACTCCAGTATTAGTGGCGGTAATAGTATTTACAGTAGTAGATAACGAAATGCCTGAACCAGTAGTTAAAGTAACACTACCAGTTAAAGTATTAAATCCAGTAACGCCCGTATTAGCACCGTTAATTGTTATTGTATTTCCAGTAGTATTCAAGCTGATATTAGTGCCGCCAGTTAACACAACATCACTAGTTAGTGTATTAAAACTAGTAACCCCAGCATTAGTAAGCCCAAGTGTTCCGCCAAGTTTAACTGATGTTGTAGATAGTGTGATACCAGAAGAAGTTAAAGTAATAGGAGTGTTAGAAATAACGTCTGCATAAGACTTATTAACTACATCTGTAGAAGCAGTAGCAGAAGCAGTAACTGTTATATTAGTAGCCGCAATAGTAGTGGCATTTATAGTTGTAGCGTTTACTGTTGTTGCATTAACCGTAGTGGCAACGGCTGTATTAAATGTACCTTGCCCTGTAAATGTAGCGGTGGTTCCCACATGGGTAGTACCAGTAAGTGTTGTAGCGGTAACAGTAGTAGCAGTTACAGCAGGTCCAGTAAAGTTACCTACCGCACTAATACTTGCTAAAGCAGTTCCTGCATTATTAGACCACTCTTGAAGGTTAGCCGTTTGACTAGTAGTTTGCCTAATAGAAAAAGGAACTTGAGTAGTACTTGCTGAAAAAGCAACAAGGGGGTATGTAGCAGATACGTTACCAGAAATATATGCTCCAGTGCCAACGCCACCATACCCATAAATATATCTGGGAATAACGGTTGGGGCTCCTGAAATAGTTCCGCTAATTACTGCGTTAGTGGCGTTTACAGTTGTAGCGTTTACTGTAGTAGCAGTTATAGTTGGGGCAGTTACTGTACCAGTAAAAGTATTAGCACCAGTAAGAACAGCGGCGGTACCAGTTACTTGAGTAGCACCAATAGAAATAAGAGACTGGTTAATTCCCACACTTTGACTTACAGAATTATAAGTAATAGGAGATGAGGCGGTTACAACTCCAGTAGGACCAGCAGGACCCGTGGCTCCAGTGTTACCAGTAGAGCCAGTAGCCCCAGTAGGTATACCAAAAGATATTAGCGGGGCATACGCAGAGCCACTAACTGTAGCCGTAGCTGTAGAACCTGCGGGCAGGGTAGACGCTGTAGCAGAGATTGTTGGGGCGGGACCAGTAGCGCCAGTAGGACCAGTAGCGCCAGTACTACCCTGAGCACCTTGAGGACCTACAGCAGTACCACTTACAACTACTACAGAAGTAGAAGCAGGGTTTACAACAATAACTTCTTGAGTACTAACTGCCATTATTCCACCGTAACTTGACGGTTAGCAAACAATAGACCACGTACATATGTCTCATTGAATGATTCGTCAGCCTTGTAAATCTGTAGGTCCCAGAAACACTTAAGCGGTAGATTAAGGGTCTGGTCGTGGGTGAGGGAAAGAGTAACCTTACCATTTGCTACATCAGTAATAGTGCATGTAATCTCAGCGGCGACTACTGGAGAGCCTGGGTATGTTCTAGCCTGAGCTTTTACTAGGTACCCAGTTAGGTCAATTGGGAAATCAAATGGCACAGACCATACATCACCCTGAGTAAGAACAATGTCGTATACGCCCACGTTGCTTGGGAGCGGAGTACGACCTTTTAGGTTGTTTTCAATGTAAACGCGCTCTGGAATAGTTGAATCATCAATCTCTTGAGCCATGTAAACAGGAACAAGTTTATTTGTAGTACGCGAAACTCGGCGTAAAACACCCATTTCAATACGCCATAGACCAATATTAAGAGCAGAGCATAGGTCTTTATATTGCTGTTGGCGTTGACCAATAATATTAGATAATTGTTGAAAGCGCTGGCTACGCGGAATCTGCACCCCATCAGGAGCAGAGATGTTAATATCAAACGCAGCATCTGTAGCAAGAGCCCACAGTCCCTCTATAACGGCTAGGAGAGCCACTGGGTACTCTTCTATCGGGGGAATGTTAGCAATAGTAACCTGACTACCATATGAGTCTGTACGGTTCGTTGTGTGCTGTGTGACGGCTGTGTTTATAAAAGTAGTTAACTCAGTGTCAGTAAAATATCTCCATTGAGTTCCTGTCACAACAATTGCAGCCCCAGAAGCGGGCGCAGTGACAAAATGAATCATTCCTATTGATTCTTCAAGCGTAAAATCAGTAGGGTTAGTTTTACTAACGCCGTTCACGGTAACTATTAGACCGTAGGCTTGTACAGGCTTAACGCCAATGTAAAAATCTTTAGTTGTACCATCGCCAAGAAGGGTTTTGGTAAATTGCTGGGCATTATCGCCAAGTTCTAGTCGAACTCTTGAAAGGAGGTCGGAAAAGACTGCCACAAAAACTCCTTATGTATGCTCTATAAATGATGCCCTATTTTTCAGTAAAAATCAGGCTAAAACAGAAACAGCGGGCTACTGCCCGCTGCCTCCGACACATATACCTAGATGGTATTTGCTAGATAACCTTTATCTTTAAGATGTAGTGCTAAATCGCGCTCTACCTGGTACTTCTGACCAGCTCTGAAAGAGTAAAAATTGCCTGCGCCAAATGTCATGCTTTCGATGTCTTCAACAACACGAATAGTGACTGTTTCGTCTGCAGCAGAGACAATTGTGGGCTCATCAACAATAACTTCAGCCCGATTAGGCTTAGTAGCGTCAATAACTTCAGTTTCTAAAGCTACTGCCTTCTGTGCTGTAGCCATTGCCATTTGATTTGCGCTTTCCTGAACTGCTTCAGCATTTTCCTGAAGTAGCTTTTCGCGCACCTTGCCCGTTGCGTCGGTGGGCTTTGCCTTTGATGTTGCCATGAGTATTTTCTCCAATGTTAGTATCTGTTAAAAGGTAGAGAGGGGGCTTGCGCCCCCTCTCAGAGGGTCTTAATTAGTTGGTTTCTGCAACTACGATTGCCTGGTCGGTGATTAGACCAAGACCGAAGATTGAGTACCATGCAAGTGCATGCTCACGTCCGAAGTCTAGGATACCACCATCGCGCAACTCTACAGGAAGAGAGATAGCGTGACCAAAGGCATTGTCGCCGATGAAGATAGCGCCGTAACGGTCTGCGGTACCACCACCAGTGAAGGTGTTAGGGGTAGAGTAACCTCCACCAGCAGCTACAACTGGATTGCTTACAGCAACGTCACCAGTGTAACCTGAACCGCCAGCACCACCTGGAACCTTGAGAACCTGAGTGGTCTCAATGAACACGGTGTCGTACAAGCGACCGATTTCACCAAGCATGAAGTTACCTGGAGCAGCGTACTTTGTTACTTCGATGAACTCTGAGTTATCGCGTAGGCGACGGCTCTGGTGAGGGTGTACGAATGCAACGTAGGTTTCGCCCAGTCTTGGGATATTCTTGGTAGCCAAGGTCTCAACTGCGTCCTTAACGGTACGGGTTGAGAGGAAGTAGTTACCAGTCATGTTCTGACGAGCGGTATTACCTGAACCAGCAGGAAGGTTACCGTATGCGTACAGGTTGTTACCAGCTGCGTTAGCAGTTGATGAGTACAGACCTGAGCGGTCTTCACCGTAGATTACAGAAGTCGCACCGTAAAGGGTGTCGCGAGAAATCTGGTCTAGGTAGATTGCCATGTTGCGACCTAGAAGACGTGAAGCCGAAGCCATAACATCATCGAAGGAAGCATTAAGCAATAGTTCCGAAACAGCAAGCGCGTAGCCGTGCTCCGAAACTGTGATGCTGAACTGCTGTGCAGTCAAAGCATTTGT